CTCCTGTTGTTATTGTCCCACCATTTTACACAATTCCGCCAGTCTGTCAACACTAAGTTACGAAAAGTGAAACTAACTCGCAATATATGACAGCTCACGGTACTATTAGTACGCTAGTTCGCAATACATTAAGACTTAACCTACACATATTCTAGCATCGCGCTCAGATAAAAGTACGTCTCCTTGCTGATTTCCCGCCAATCGGTGCAGTCGCGCACCAGAACCCGGCAAGTATCGCCAACCTTGTGAAGCGTGATGTGTCCAATCGGCGCTATAATATCTCCGCAACCCAATGTTTGTACCATAACGTGGGTCGTCGCGCTGTCAGATGTTACAATTTTGTTACTTTCTTCCGGTGCCCAACACATATTATTTCTCCCATGCCCAATCTTTATACTCGAAGCTCATGCCAACGCCATTCACGAACGCATGTATCTCCCTCGAAACGCGCAACTGGTCGAGAACGCTCACCGCGAATATCCCAACCAACAGCGCAATCATCATCTTGTCTGCCTTTCTCACTTCGCCTTCCTCCGTTTTGCTTTAATCGCCTCTCGCATCGCCTTAATCTCGTCGTAGTCCATAAAGGAGTGAGTCGGGCAACTATACAATTTATATCCACTACTACACATCACTAGCTTCTTTTTGCACCGGGGGCAGTTCATGATTAAGTACCTTTATATGCAAACTCTCCGAAGTATCTCTCTTCAGCGCTTATTCTGGCTTTAACAGCCTCATCAAATGTTTTAAAGAGTCCAAGGTGCTTCTGTCTTGAGTTTATATTAATATACGCTCGATACCCCTTCCCAAATGCAGATACACCTGCTTTACCAGATGTGTTGCTTTTTTGAAGTTTCATGTTCCTAGAGTTTTCTATGGACGTACATACCCGCAGATTTGATCTGCGATTATCCAACCCATTATGGTTTAGGTGGTCAACAACCATGATATCTGAAGATCCCGTCAGGACTCTGTGGATAAATTTATTCTTGTTATCAACTTTGATTGTCGCATATTTCGACTTTCTTCCTCTCGCAACAGTTATTCTTCCGCCATACTTCTGTTTCAATAAAAGGTAATCGTTCGTATCAATAAGCATAACAGACTTTGGATTATTAGTTGTTGATACGTCAACTTCGAGATAATTGTCATACCACGCAACAATCTCATTACCGATCCTTCCTGCACACTTAGGGCACCCTCTGTTCTTATTAATTATATTGTCAGGGGTTCCCGTCCACTCATAACCATCTAGCAAACACTTGAACCATATTTTTGATTTAGCGCTAATATACTCTTCGGTTGCAACCAAATCCCTGCCCTCTATCTGCTTTAGAAATTCCTGATTCGTTTTCTTTTTCATCTACAAACCCTCCAACGGCCCTTTCTCCACAACAACAACCTCCGCCTCCTTAATCGCCCCATCAATAAGCGAATCAAGCATCGACGCGCCCAACTCCTTGTGCTTGCTCTGGTTCAAACTCTGCGTAATCTTCAGCATCGTGTCAGCAACACGCGCCTTCTCCGTAGCGCTCGAATCCTGCAAGTCCTCGTAGGTTATCATCGAGATCGCCTCAACAGCCCGACTCTCAGCTATCCGCGTGATAAAAGCCTTCTTCGCGTCCGCTGTAACCCGAAACGTGTGGTCAGGATCAATCCGCTTGATAATCTTAGAAACGGCAGGTTGACCCAATCCAAACATCTTCGCGATATAGCGTTGCCCATAACCGCAAGCATACGCGCACATAATCCCCTGATCCCTCGGACTCTCACTCTTAATCTTCGGGTAGTTTACCAAATCCTCGGCAGTCATCACATCGCTCGCAAGCATCAGATTCTCGGTTTCCCCCAAGTCCTCCTCTTCCGGTACTATATTCTTCCCAACATCATATGTCTTTCTTATCGGCATTTATCGCTCTCCATCACTATTAACCCACGTACCGTTATCAGACAGTTCAATATATTTAGCTGTTAATAACTCACCCGCCACACCAATGTTCGGAACATCTCCGTATGCAATATTAGCATAACCTCTATCTCCAATTTCTATCAGCGAGTATTGCGGTATAACCTCGTCACCTCTCATGTGAATAATCTTAGTATCCGCCTTTATCGCTCCCTCCCGAATCCTTTCTATTGACTGAGTAATCGTGTCGCTACAATCATTGCAAAACTCATGTAAGGTCTCAATGCTACCAAATCTATCAATCTGCATTGAGTGCATATGCTCGCCTCTATACATGCTATTTCCGTCTGCATAATCCATCTCTCGACCGCATATATCGCATAGTATTGTTGTTGTTGTTTTAATCATTATCGCTCTCCTTTGTTTGTCCCACCAATATACTCCTTTCCGAGCGCTTGTCAAGCACTCAATTTAAACTTTCCTTTTACTGTGATTTAACTTGACATTACTAAGGAATAACGGTATAAACGAGGCATGAAAGAGATAATATGTAGCACAGGTGAGAGACGTAAATCATATAAAGCCTACCTAAAAACCGACCACTGGCTTAATAAGCGTATCCGGTTAATCGCAATTGCAAATAGAACATGTTCGGATTGCGGTAAGCAATACAAGAAGAATCAATGTCTAGCCCTGCACCACCTAACCTACGCACGAATCGGTAACGAATTAGATGAGGACATCGTTGTAATCTGCCACAAGTGCCACGGTCTGCGCCATCCAGATAAGAAAGTGAAGAAGGTTAAGAAGAAAACCACCCGCGCCAAACCAAAAGCAAAGAAGAAGCCAAAGAAGTATATAAAGAAACCCTCCGAGTTTTCGCAAAGTCAGAAAGTAAAGCGCGTTGCTGACAGAAGGCCATTATCACCCGGCATGTTAAAGAACGATAAAGGTGGAAAGATATCCAAGCAACAGCTTGAACTTCGCGCTCGGTTCAATAAGATCATGGAAACTGAGTTATGATTTTTTCCCTTCCACTTTCTTTTCGCTTTGCTTTGCCTTTCTATTCAAACGCCCATTTGATTTCTAAGGCAAAGTTGCGTCGTATAATTCCAGCGCTTTTGACCACCAAAACAGGCTACGATAATCAACTATAGAGCGCCCGCTGAAAAATAATTGCTAAAAACGTAATTTTTATCTTGACACGACCTCTTCCGCCTGTATAATGCGTGTTGAAGCGAAGCGAAAACACAAGAGGTGAGGCTTAAGGAGCGAACCTCCCCGCAAAGTTTACAGCGAATCAGTTTTCCACCCGCAAGTGATTCCACTCGATACACCAACTCCGTAGCTTATAACAACGCCAAAATAACCCAAAAATAATTTTGCGATGCCTCTCCTCCCACGCCACCCGCCCCCGAGGGGGTAACGCCCCCCACGCCCGGCACACGGTTGCGATGATCGGCACAATGGCGAACGCAATGACAATGCGGTTGATGCGTTGTCAGTGGCACCATGCAGACGGTTCGCGAGCCTGCACAGCACAGCACCGGAGCAGGCGTGATGGCATCGATGGGTTGCGGTTCATTCGTGCGGCAGTCAGCGCGCTAACACGGTGCAGGCTGACCTGGCCGGCGGATGAATCGGGGCGGATGTCGGACAATCGGTATGGGTTCGGGCGAATTAACCCTCTGAGAATCGCACGGTTGAAGTGGACGTGCCCAATTGCCCAACGGATGCGCTCTCGATGAGTTGAGCGGCGGTTCAGTCGGCCAGTCTGGGGGCGCGGCGGATCAATCGGGCTGTTCACGCGATCAATCGGCAGGCCAGTCGCGCGGCATCGGAGCCATCGCGCAATGAACCGGACGCAACGTGCGCACAATGTGTGTACAGCATGGGACGCATCCCTCCACCCCTACCCTGCACCCCTTCAATCGGTTTGTTGATGTGATTTTGGCAGATTGAACAGCTCGAGAGTTGTGCCTCATTTGGGGTACAGTTGGGCTGTATTCCTGATTGGTTGGTGGTGGGTATTCCGCGCAAATTGATTTTCGGAGGGTGTCACCTAACTTTATTTCGATTTATTTTCATGCATTTGGGGCAATGATAGAAGCATATTGTGTAAACCGTGAAATTTAGTGCTTGGTTAATTATGCCTGTTTGCTACTTTCTATTTATTCCAAGGGCGGGAATTCACTCGCGGGAATCGGAGTCAGATTATGAAACCTAGTTGGATGGAGTCAGACCAGAAAGCCGCGCAAGATCGCAAGGAGCGTGTTGTGGCGCGTTTAGTTGGAACAAAGAACACAGAGCGAGATGACGACCTTGACAGGGAAGAGTCTTATCAGGATTTAATGGAAGGCACAGGACGGTATTTCTAGTCATGGCAAGCGAACAACAACCGGAGAACGGAATGAACGAGATAATCACAACGCAAGGAATAGAGTTTATTAAAAGCGAGCTAATGACGCTTGCGATGGATAATCAATATGTTGTTAAGTATAACACTGTGTATCTTGCGGTTTATACTAAAAATGCAGGTGCGCGACTTGAAAAGGTCTACAGGAGCCGTGGTGATTTACCACTCACAAAGCGCGGACGGTATCACACAATGGATTATAAGCGCGTAAATAAGTTATTAGGGTTTGAATTATTAATAGGATAAAAAAGGCAGTTTCGCAACGTACTCCAGAATTAAAATGGCATAAATAACCCCGGAAAGGAAAAACCAATGAAAACGAAAACAATTGAAGTACAGGCAAAGATGCACAGAGATAGCGGAAACACTTATTTTTCAGCCCGTATCTATAAAGACGGGAAACTGTTTAAAACACTTCCCTTTCAATATGGGTATGGAGAACAATATCTCTATGAAGCAGGTCAGGCAATCGGATTAGACTCTGATTCAATGCTTTGGAGTCATTGTAGGGATCGCGGCATCGAATTGATTCACAGCGCCGATTATAAGACTGGTAACGGGTATTCTGAGCGGTATTTAAAAGAATGGGCAAAAGTGGAGGGTGAATAGATGAAAATGGAATTTAAAAAGGGTGATATTATCCACTTTCAAAACTACACAGACCGTAGGATAAAAGCCAAGGTATTGAGCGCAAATTTTAAACGCTCGTTTGGCCCGTCAAATAGCAAGCGCGTTGTTTATGGTTTAGAAGGGATTAGTAGTCCACTTGTAACGATAACAGGCCCGAAAAGCATAGAAGAAAGCCGCTTCTTTTCCCCTGTAGCACCTGAGGACGCATTTAAGGACTAACCCCTAGCCCCCAAGCCCCGACCGCCTGAGCCTAAACCGCTTGGGCTTTCGTGGTGTAAACTAAAAGGAGCAAGCGAATGAACGAGCTAACAGTATTACAAACAAACTACAACAGCGTTGAAAAATTAATCAAAACCATGCCGGGAATGGATTATATAACGCTTCGGTACTGCCTTAACACTGGGAAACAATTAAGAAAGGATGCTAAAACGAGAGATGATCAGGATAAAGCTACAAAATTAATGATTGAAGCTACTGCATACCTAAATAAAAAGGAGCGCACCAAATGAAAAGCAAACAGACAACCGGAGCGCATGAGGCTAGCATGTTAAGAGAATGGAATAAAAGAAAAGGGTTGCGCGTCACATTCAGCGCGTTCGACTTGTTCTTTCTGCTCCCAGTGCTGAGTCTGGGCGGGATCGTATTAGTTTTAATCTATGGATAAAGGAGGCGGGAAAATGAGAAATTCAGTGGATGACCTACAGACTCGGAACATTGCGCTTGAGAATACTATACTTGCGCTCGGTGAAAAGTTGGAAAGAGCAGAGCAGGAAAGAGACGTTGCGGCATCAATCGCAGTTGAACGTGGAAAAACGGTAAAGCGGTTAGCTGAGAAGATCGAAGGGTTAGAGCTAGGCATTACAGATGCTTTAATCATGTTCAGCCGCGCTATGGATGAACTTAGAAGCGTATTAAAGGAGGGCGAATAGATGAAGCATAAAAAAGCGATTGCAATTCAGTTAGGATACTGCGCAAAAGAGGCTCAGGATGAATTCGCCCGGCGTTCGCATTGTCACAAAGATATTGCGGAGTTGGTTCTACTCGACATCCTCAAAAACATGGTTGCGGAAATTGAGCGGAAGAAAAGCGCAAAGCAGTTCTGGCGGTGGGGATTCTACCGGAAAAATAAATAAAACAAAGGAGCATGAAAAATGAAAAATAAAATGACAGTAAGAATGAGTGTTGAGAAAAAGGGTTTAAACGGGATTGAGAAAATGACAAAAACAGAATTGCGTGATGTTTCAATGGGGCCGAATCAATTCAATGCTAACAGCTATGGAGAATGGTGCCAATTGGAAGCCAAAAGAATGGGCGGCGGGGCTGTATACCATGAAGAACTACGGGAATATGCAGATGGTTCTCAGCGGTGGTGGTGCAGAGTGGAAAAAGTGTTAGCACCTGCAAATTAATTCGCGCATATGTAAAAAAAAGGGTTGCGCGGTTCTATGAGCGTGTTAAGTTAAGCGAATCAAAGGAGAAAATCAAATGACAAGGTACGGAAGTGAATACGATGGAAGCGATCACGGGCAATGGGACGGCACAAATGAGGCTTGTTCATTCTGCGATGATAGCGATTGCGTTGAATATAACGGTGACTGGATGTGTCTCTCATGCCTAGAGAATATGTTTTACAACGAAATCGAGGAAATCGCGGAGGGATACCTTTCAGAAAAGAACGGCTGTGTTGAGGCAATCGAAAACGCGATGGGTTGGATGCAGGTCGAGCTGATCGAATCTCCCAAGCATTGCGATTTTATCGGGTTCAAACTCGTTTTCCAAGATGACGAGCGAGAAACACTTGTGAGAGAATTGGAAAGCTACAAAAACAAGGAGTACAAATAATGGTTAAATACTATCACGACATGATTCAAGGCGGTGATGATTGGTATAAAATCCGCCTTGGGTTGGTTACAGCATCGGAAATCAATATTCTTTTGACTCCATCCGGGAAACTGGCGAAAAATCAGAAGATGCGCGACCATGCTTGCGAGATTGCAAGTCAGCGCGAACTAAACGAGGTTGAGGACTCATTCCAAAGCTATCATATGGTGCGCGGACATATTCAAGAGGCGATTGCGCGGGATATTTACAGCGACAACTTCGATGATGTGCAGGAGTGCGGGTTTATCACGGATGATAGCCTTGGTTTTAAAATCGGTTGCTCTCCTGATGGGTTGGTTGGTGAAAATGGCATGATTGAGATTAAATCACGCATAGCAAAGCATCAAGTCAGTACAATTATCAAAGGTGAGGTGCCTGAAGAGTACGTGAACCAAATTCAGGCGGCATTATTCATCTCGGATCGGTCTTGGTGTGATTTTGTCCAGTATTCAAACGGGATGCCGCTATTTGTTCAGCGCGTTCGGATTGACGGCGAAAGACAGGAGCTAATAATCGAGGCAATTCGTGCTTTTGAGCTTGAAGTTGAGCGGATTAGAGAGGACTATCGGAAGAAATCAAGTATTCTCGTTCAATGCGAACGGGTGGATATGTCAGAAGATGACGAAATAAGCGAATCAAAGGAGTAATATGACAGACATTAGCCAGACAGTAGTGCCGAAGAGTGACCAGATGAACGCTGACGACCTGATTGGAGGGTCGATCACCGTCAAGGTGAGCAAAGTTACCGTGAACGCATCGGATCAGCCTGTAAGCGTCCATTATGAGGGCGGAGATGGGCGACCTTTCAAACCTTGCAAGTCAATGCGCCGTGTTTTGATTCTCGCGTGGGGTTCAGATGGCGACAATTACGTTGGGCGGTCAATGACGCTGTTCAATGATCCAAAGGTTAAATGGGCGGGGTCGGAGATTGGAGGTATCCGAATCAGCCACATGAGCCACATTGAAAGCAAGTTACGGATGATGTTGACCGAAACGCGAGGCAAGAAAGCACCATTCACAGTTGAACCGCTTGTAATTGAGGCGGGTAACGCGATGACAGACGATCAATTCGCGGATTTCAATACGGCAATCAGTGACGCGGCAACAATGCCAGAGCTTCAGCTAGTCGGGCAGATGATTAAAGACGGGAAGTTTGATGACGTTGGAACCAAGCGAATCAAATCGGTGTACTCGAAAGCGATGAAGGCGATGCGAGCGGACATAGACTAAAACCAACCAAGTCCCCGTCTTCGGGCGGGGCAAGGAGAATTATGAGCAAGGAATTACAAGAAGCATTAGCGGAAATTATCAACCTAACGGTTCAGGGCAAGGATTTCATCTTGGATCAAGCACCGGATGTTATTCAGCAGTTGTTAGCGTGGGAATTTACCATTGGTCTCATCGGATTTGTTAGCGGAATATTGTTAACGCTTGCGTACTATCCGTGGACAAAAATTATTCTCAAAATGCGTAAGAAGGATGAAGCGTGGGATTTTGCTTTTATCGGTCACTCATTTATTACTCTTACCATACTTTTAATAGTATACAACACACAATGGATTCAGATTTTGATTGCGCCGAAAGTGTTCCTGCTAGAATATGCTGTTAATTTAATTGGTTAAATAGAGGAGAATTATGAGCAAGCTATTGATAGGCATGGTGCTAGGCGTTGTAATATACTTTTCTGTCACAGTCGAACGTATAACAATATCGAACGTGAAGGGCGTGACAATCGCAACCGTTAGCAGAGAGTGGAAGTTTAAATAGGAGAATCAAATGAGGGAAATCAAGTTCAGAGGCAAGGAAGTCGGTACGGGGATTTGGCGGTATGGATACCCTATTCAATTAATTGGCCCAAGTGGTAAATTCGCAATTTATCCATTACTAGGAGGTGGAGGGTGGAGCGTAGACCCCGCCACGGTCGGGCAGTTCACAGGGTTGCGAGATAAAGAAGGGACGGAGATTTACGAGGGGGATCGGGTTCGTTATAAGCACTATCTTAAAAGAATCAAAGAACCGACAGAAAGCGTTGTCTCTTTTCAAATATGCGGATTCAATCTTAATCCGAATAATACGGCTTGGAATGATTTTTCCTGCATGATCGTATTAAAGAAAGGCGGGGAAGTAATCGGCAACATCCACGACGAGGCGAGCGAGTGACCTGCCGCATTAAGTTCAGGCGAAACGGCGGCGAGGTCGAAACTGAAGAGTTCAGCGACTACGAAGAAATGATGAAGTTCTGGCGCAAACCGGAAATAGACCCGGTGTTCACTACGCCAAGACCAGAGAAAAAAGCGAAAAGGAGACGGAAATGAACGAGGAAAAGATAATCGATGAAGAACCATGCCCGCAATGCAACGGAACAGGGCTGTATCTAACCGACGCTCAGGCGCGGTATGGGGACGAGCCTCAACCGTGTTCAATGTGTAAGGGGGAGGACGGCGATGACGGGGAGAAAGTTGGTGAGTGAGTTTGAGGTGTGGTGGTACAACGAGGGAAGCGCAGGAAAGGCAAATGGTGTCGATTGGCACGATCATGTATATGAAATGTGCCGAATCGCTTGGGAGAATGGCGCGTACTGGGATAAATTCAAGGAGGACAAGCGATGACCGACCTAGACAATAATCTGGTGGCATGTTTCAGCGCTGACCAAGACGGGAGCAACAAGACGTTTACCGGATACATCAGCCAGCAAGAGGCGCAAGAGAAGTACCTTGGTGGGGATAAATGGGATGAGTGGGCGCAATCGGGCGTTTGTTTGATTAAGGAGAAAGGCGATGAGTAAAAATGTAACAATACCAAGAGAAGAACTTGCTGATATACAGAGTAATGTGGATTACTGGAAGGGCAGATTCTACGAAGCACAAGCCGCAAAGAGGTCTTTGATTAGGATGTGTAGTGAGGCTGTCAAATTGAGAAGAAAGGAGAGCGGCGATGAGTAGAAAGTTGAAGAAAGTACTTGACATGGACTTTGGAGGTGTGTATGGTCACGGGTGAGTTAAAAGAAGGAGTGCGGATGCTACCCCCAATTCAGTCAGTTTACAACAGACAAGTGGCCAAATGCCTCGGCGATATTGCCGAAGTGTATGAGCTTCCGTCTGTGGTAGTAGACCGCATCAAGAAAGCAATCGAGTTTACGTGTAAAGACGTAGACAAATTAAGAAACCGTAACCCGTATGGAGCTACAAATGGACAAGAAACAAAGCAAGACACCGCAGGAAATCGATAAATACACCGCAATTAGGGATAAATCAGTTGAGTATATGCGCAGTACTGGCGCATCAGCTAGACAATTATATATCCTTAAATCAACTTGCAACATGATTATCAACGCTATGTTGAGGGGTGAATAATGTCTGGGTGGATAAAGCTCCACAGGAGCACAACAGAATGGGAGTGGTACAGCGATCACAACACTACGAGACTCTTCATTCACCTCCTAATTAAAGCCAATCACAAGGATGGTAAATGGCAGGGTGCTGAGATTCCTCGCGGGAGTTTGATAACGGGGGTTGACTCGCTTAGATTGCAAACAGGACTAACTGCGTCCCAGATTCGTACCAGTCTAAAAAAGTTGAAAAAGACCGGAGAAATCGCAATCAAAACGACAAACAAATACTCAATAATAGAAGTAAAAAAGTGGAAAGAGCATCAGGTGGATGACAAACAAGTGACAAACAAATCGCAAACGGATGACAAACAAATCGCAACAAACAAGAATGATAAGAAAGAAAAGAATAACTATGATGGTTTTATTGAGCGGTTCAATCATGTCACCGGAAGAAACTATCGAGTGTTGTCCGATAAGGTTGTTGGTGCCATTAACGCTAGATTGAAGGAGGGCTTTACTCTTGAGGATATATTCAAGGCGGCAGAGAACGCGGCGAACTCAGAATATCACCGCAACAACCCGAAGTATTTATCCCCTGAGTTTATAACAAGAGATACGAAGTTGCAGATGTATCTTAATGACGATAATGATAGTCACATATTCAAATCCAACGAGAGAGGCCCGTCAGGTGAAGACCTGTGTAACGGTTTAACTTGGAAGCAACACCATGATAAATATGGGGAGCAAAAGTGAGCGCACTATCAAAGTATCAAGAAGCGATTACCGAATGTCCCTGCCGTGGAGGTGGTCTTCATCAATACATTCTAAAGATTGCGAGTTTGGGAGTGTTATCGGAGTTAACCCCGGATCAAATCCTAGCAGACTGCTCTGGATTAGACGGTTTGCGTCCGAACGAGATGGAGCAGGCGATAAACAAAGCGTTCAAGACGGTTAGTAGTGATTACGAGCCAATTGCACCGCGCCCCATTAGTCGGTTTGCCCCTAAAATGGTGAACGCGCTAGATAGTTTCATCAGTAAGATTGATGATGGAGTGATTGAGCTGATGGATATGTCACCAATTAGTTTACACGGTGACCCAGACGCAGACGGTGATTTAACTCTACGAACCCTGTATAAACCCACCGACTCTCTTTTCATTGGGGATGTTTTTGACCGCGATGTGAAGACGGTTGGTGAGTGGTTAAAGCAACCTTTGGGCAAGTACCCGCACATCATTCCAAATCCAATGACTGGTGATGTTGGGATGACCACCGAGGCCAAGATGAGCTACAGATGCGAGCAAACCGTTAAAGAGTTACGGTACGCTGTGTGCGAAATGGACGAAGTGCCACTAGTCAAGCAGGTGAAATTCTGGATTAAGTGCATTTCAATTGGTGTCCCTGTATCAGCGGTGATACATTCGGGTAGTAAGAGTCTTCACGGTTGGGTTAAAGTCAACTGCGGTTCGGATGGGGAAAAATGGGAGAAGGATGTTCGAGGTTGGTTGTTTGGGGAGTTCGGGAAGGCGTATGGGTTAGACCCTGCCTGTTCAAACCGCGCAAGAGTATCAAGGCTTCCGGGACATCAGCGTGAAGGGAAGCAACAACAACGATTATTGTATTTGAATGGAGAAATTTAATGGGAATTGACGATATTAAAGAGACATTAGCCGCAGAGATGGACAAGGTTAATGTTAGCGATAGTTACAAAACAACTATGGACATTGAGGATGGGTTGCTCGAGTTGTGGGAGAATCCAGAGCATGAGAAGGGAGATAATCTCAGGTGGGTTAATGTTGAGTTGGCTCTGAAACCTGAACTCTACCTCCTGACGGGGATACCTAGTAGTGGTAAATCTACATGGTTGGATAATATTATTATTAATTCAGCCCAGATGCACGACTATAAGTGGGCTGTGTTTTCACCTGAGAGCCACCCGCTTGAAATGCACATGAAGCAATTAATTGAGATGCACACCTGCACAAACTTCTACGGTGCTTATAATTATCAACGCACAACAAAGGAGGATATTCGGAATAGTCTTCGCACACTATCGGATAAAATATTCATGCTGACCCCTTCGGAACAAGACATGAGTATTGAAAGTATTCTCGAATTGATTGAGTATCTTGTGGTAGAGAAAGGTGTAAATGCCTTTGTGCTAGACCCTTACAACGAGTTTAGCCACACTAGACCAAACGGAATTAGCGAGACGGAATATGTATCAAGGTTCTTGGGTAGGATTCGAGCATTCATTAACGAGCATAATGTTATGGCGTGGATTGTTGCCCACCCTACCAAGTTACGGAAGGAAGATATTACCCTCCAGAATGGCTCGAAAGTGTTTGACTATCCGGTTCCAACTGCTTACGATGTTGCAGGATCAGCAAACTTCTTCAACAAACCGGACAATATTGTTGCAGTACATCGGGATAAGAATATCGAAAGGAACCCAGACAACTTGGTTAGTATTAACATCCAAAAGGTTCGGAGAAAAACAACGGGAAAATTGGGGAGTTATTGGTTGAAGTTTAATTTTAACGATGGGACTTTTACATCATGGAGCGGGGAATGATAATCGGAACCTTCAAAGAGATCACAACAGAGGCGAACTAGAAATGGAGATTAAATATGAAATATTCAGAGAAAGACATTCGTGAAAAAATACAAGAACTAAGAAACTCCGACTTGCGCCAAAACCAAGTTGATATACTTGATGATTTGGATTTCACAATATCACAGGTAATCAAAGAAATAAAAGGTTAAGCACAAAGGAGCAGACATGAGAAACGAAGATCAGATTAAAGCGATGGCGGCGGCGGATGGGTATGAGTACCGACAAGGGCGTGATTGGCTTATGAATAGTCGTTGGCATAAAAACGATATAGAAATCCCTGACTTTTTACTCCCCGACTACTTCACGGACGCAAACCAGATCGACCGCATGGTGCGGAAGTTGGATGAAGTGCATCTCTCAAGATATGAGAACAGCCTTCATGAAATCTTAAATAGGGATGATCCTAATTATGTGCGCTATTCGTTCTCTATCTGGAAAGCCACCACCGCCCAAAAGGTGGAGGCGTACTTGAGAGCGATTGGAAAATGGGAGGATTAAAATGCCAAGTGGCACGAACATAAAAATATTTGCGGCTCGGATTCACAAGAGCAATGCGCGGGATGTTATCGAATCAGCGGAAGAATCAATCGCGCACCTGACGAACAAGTTGGTTGCGATGGTATGTGCGACCCCTGCGAAATCGGGTGTTGAGGTTCTGGACGAGTTGATTCGGGAGGTCGAAGAGGTTGTTGAGGAGTTGATGCAGGCGAAGTTCAATCTGGTTTGCGCGAGAAACATCATCCAATTTCCAGAGGATTGCGAGGACGAGTTGGAAGAGTGCGCGGAGTGCGGACAGAATGGCTTTCACAAGATGAGCTGTGGTAACAAAGGAGCATGACATGGAATACGAAGCTAAAATTACGGAATACACGGTTAAGCCAGTCGAAGAGCAGACGTTCAGCATAAACGCAACGATCATTCGGATTGCGGACGAGGGAGCCGGAGAGTTCATCACGCTGAGTCAGGAAACGGATACGAGAGAGAGTATCATCGCGGTTGAGAAGGAGGATTGGGAGCTAATCAAGGGAGTGGTTGACGCGATGATGAAGACTGTGGAGGCGGGGAAATGAAGGATTACATCAAGATTAAAGTTGACGGTGGGCATGAGGTTGCGATAAGTTGGGAGCAAGTTGAAGACGACGGTGTGAAGTTCGACGACTTCATGGAGATGCTAGAGGTTGCGATTGTCGCGGCGGGTTGGAGTCAGGAATTGTTTGATAAATACATGAGGAGCGAGTAACATGGCATATTCACTACGTAAGGCGCGGAAAATTCTTAAGTTGGTTAAAGATATCGGTGAGTTCGATGCGTCGATTCAGCTAAACATCAGCAAGGACTCGGTGAAGCGAGCTTGTCGGTTGGCGGAGGGCGGAACTAAGCCTTTGAAAGTTACAGCGGGTAAGGGATTGCAGGGATACGTCAACGATGTTAAGCCGAAGTTCCGGTCGGACAATCGACCGATGTGTATCCACCCGGATATTCACGCGCCTTACTCACACCCTGATACCATTGAGTTTTTGAAGTGGGTTCAGGAGTGGAGAGGTTGCCAAGAACGTGTTGTGAATGTAGGAGACCTTCTGGATTTCCACGCTCAATCGCGGTTTACATCTGAGATTGACGCTCATAATGCTGTTGAGGAGTACAAGAAGGCACTTGCATTTGTGGCTGACTACTCGAAAGCATTTCCTCTTGGGGACATGGTGTTAGGGAACCACGACGCTATCCCGCAGAGAGCGATGAAGGAGCTTGGTTTGCTACCATCAATGCTGAAGGATAGCAACGAACTTTACGGGTTGCCTGAAGGTTGGAATATCCACCCTCTTTATTATGTCATCGACCCCGATGGGTGGAACGTGCTTGTGGAACACGGGATCGGGAGTGGGGGGCGCTACGGTTGTGCCAACACCGCGAAGGAAAAGCGTTGCTCTTATGTAATGGGTCATGTCCATTCGGCGGCGGCTGTAATCTATAGCACGAATCATAACAGCACGATCTTTGGCATGAACGTTGGGTGCTTGGTTGATAGTGGCTCACTAGCCATGAGATATGGGAAGTACGGCATCAAGAAGGGAGTAATCTCTTGCGGTGTTGTGTACGGAGGCTCTCACGCAGAGGTTATCACGATGGACACTTGGAAGAATTACAAAAAATGGTTTTAACGGTTGACACTATCGATTAGTTAGTGTATAAAGATAAGTAACGGATTACTCGGGAGTAATTAACCGAGGACAGCATAAAGCTCCATGTTTCCGTTATCTTTTTTTAAGGGGCTAAATACGGGAGTAGTACAATGCCAGCAAAAAGACCCAACGAAGTATTAGAAGACCACGGTGATTGGTTGTTAGTTGATATCTCAACGCCTAAGTTTCCAACGGCCACGATGGCGGTTGATTCCGATGTGTTTAACAAGCATAAAACGGGCAGACTAACGGCGGTTAGAAAGAATGATCGCAAATCAATGTATGTTCATTACTCAATTAACCACAAAACATACCAGTTCCATAGTGATATCTTAGATACCCCAGATGGGATGCAGATTGACCACAAAGAGCACCACAGCAACGACTATGTTGATAATCGTAGAAGCAATCTTCGTATTGTGACCCCCCGCCAAAACATGCTTAATCAGGGTTTGATTTCAACCAACAAGAGTGGCGTTACTGGCGTTTATCGCAACAACCGAAACTCTAAGTGGGTTGCTCAGATCAACGTAAACGGGAAAACGAAACACATTGGAGTGTTTGAAGAGTTAGAGGACGCAAAAGAAGCTAGACATCATGCGGAACAGGAATACTACGGCGAGTACGCCTACAAGGGAGGAATCCAATGCTAACGATGGCTGTGATGATATGGGCGAGGAAGACGGGGGTGGTGATTGACGGAATGGCGAGCGTTTTAGTTGCCGACTGCATCCTCGCTTGGATTGTGATGAGCGGGTTGGTGAAGATATTCGGGTAACGACTAAAATGAGCGGTGGCGAAGCCATACGTTCTATTGACTGGTTAGAAATGGAGAAAATTATGGATGAACAACTGATTGAAGAATTGAACAACGCTCTGGCCGTTCTGTGGAAGGCTGGCCGGAAAACTGAAACTCTGGTTGATATTAAACAGCTTGAGAAATCGGCACTGCTTGCGCTCTCGATGGGGTTTAATGCGGAGAGTGACGACGGGATTGATTATGATGCCGCTTATTTCAATTTCTAACGACTAAAATGAGCGGGCGTTTTAACGCTACGCTCTATTGACTGGTTAGGATGGCGAAAGAAACTAAAGGAGTATTATGGCACATCACAAACTAAAGATTGCACAACCATACATGGATGCCAAGGAGTGCGGAGACAAACCCTTTGAGGTTAGATTTGACGACCGAGGCTTTCAAAAGGGAGACACTATCACCTACACAAAGGATAGTGCTCCGTTTTTTGAATATGATGGCATTTACGAAATTACCTATGTGACTGGATTCGCTCAAAAACCTGATTGGGTTGTATTTGGTGACAAGATTAAAAAGCCATCCTAACGCCTAACATGACTTTCGGTGCGGTCAACCTCGACTACCGCTCCGGACGTTTTCACCGTAAAGTCGATGGACTGGTTATGTGAACATTGGAGAACCAAATGACTAAGATTGATCTGTTAAATATGATGAAGAAATTCACCGTTGATTACCGCGAAAGCGCAAACACTTCGATTAAGCGAAACAACCACATGAACAACGCAACGGGAGCTGAAATTGCACAGGAAGACGTTGACGCTCTTCTCGTTGATTTCATCAATTACGTTGGAGTCAAGCAAGGCGTTGATTATGCGCTATACGCTTCGGATTTAAAATCCACATAACACTTAGATCACCTGCCCGAAGGGTCTGGTGCATCGCATGGTTGGAAAATTAAGGAGATGGTATGAACTTCAACGAGTTAATGAGAGTTGTGCGCAAGACGAACCCGCAGATGGAATCCGGTCGGGTGTCGATGAGTGCGGAGAACTTCGAGAAGGCGATGCGATTCGCGTTTGAGAAGGGGGAGTCGGCGGGGCGCGGTCTTGAGATGTTCAACGGGTTGTTTGGAGGCGGGTGATGAGCAACGAATACAAAGATTGGATGCGGGAGAATCGGCAAGACGCGCTCTTGATCATTGACAAGTTGGATGATGTGATTGATTCGCTCGATGAATTGCGGAGTTACGATTGCTCGCAACAGATAATCATGCAGTTGATGATAGCGCGGGAAGCGTTGAGGGAGGAGTCGAAATGATTAGCGTAATTGTTAATGGTGAGTGGTTGGAAATCCGGCACATCGATGTCGAGGGCAAGACTATGGTTGTGAGGAGCGTAAAGATTTAGCGGAATGAACCGCTGATAGAAAATAAAGGAGTCCTAAAAGACTGTTTTACTGTGAACCCCGCCACTCTTAGCAGAACATGGCGGGGTTTTTTATGTACTACCCTCTAAAACGCACAGAACACACCCTTAGATGGCGAGAGCCCATTCATATGGTATATGAGTCACATCATCGAGCAACGCGCTTAAAACGGTAAATACGCCCATTAAAAATAATTAAACTTTTTTGTTGACAATAACGCTCGTGTAATGTAGATTACGTGGAGATTCAAAAAAAAAACGTTCGTTAGATGGACTGAATAATAAATTTTAGCACACCTTGATTCGACTAATCTAACTAGTCGGGTTGAGGTGTTGTTATTTACAGGAGTTAGATTCCTATGAGTAAAAGAAAAACGCACGAAGAGTTTGTTTCAGAAATAGGTAATAGGCCAATAAGGGTTTTGAACAAATATATAAACTCAAATACAAAGTTAGAATTCCAGTGTGAGATTTGCGGTGCGAAATGGAAGGCCGTTCCGTTCAGCGTGTCACAAGGAAGCGGGTGCCCTCCATGCGGGAGAAAGAATGGATGGGGAAAGTTAGAAAAAACAAATGATATAATTGAGGATCATGGTGATTGGTTGCTAATTGATATTTCAACAGACAAGCATAAGAACTCTTCCATGGCAGTAGATACCGATGTGTGGGATAATTACAATAGTGGCAGAGTATATGCCATAAAATATGCAAAAGATAAATACATATACGCAAAGTATTCTGAAAAAAGAAAGCCAAAAAGTTTTCACCATGTAGTTATAGATAAGGTTGATGGGGTTTTAATTGACCATATAATCCATGGAGACTCATCTTTTATTGACAACAGGCGTAGTAATTTAAGATACGCAACAAATTCTCAGAACACAATGAATCAGAGTTTAAAAAGAACAAATAATAGCGGAAAGACGGGTGTTCACTTTAATAAAAGAAGGGATAAATGGGTGTCAACAATATATATTAATGGTAAGCTAAATCACTTGGGATATTTCGACAACATAGATATAGCCATCGGTGTCCGTCAACAGGCTGAACGCGAGCACTTCGGTGAGTACGCTTACGATTCCCATAACTAATCGGATGTTTTTTGTACCGAACGGACATAATGTTACCAGAAGCACCGGATGTGGATGCAATTTGTACCGAGCGGGATAAGAAGCCAGTCACTTATCGATAAGTGACGAGGTTTTGTAAATGGAGGTCACAGATTGTGACTACCCATCAAGCAGACGCGGTGACGCGAGCATGAAGTTAGGGGATTGCATAAACGGAGGCCAGTGCAACAGCACCACGCCACTCATCATCAGGCAGTGCGATGCAAGCTCGCTACAGAACCACTTATCCTCGTTGTGCTTCCGTCTCCTCGTCACGAACCCACCAATCCCCCGCCAGTCATACTTCTTCCCAAGCAAACCGATTGCAGTTTTGAGAATCCCAAGCGATTGCTCCGGGGTCTGCTCGAAATTGAAGACGGTGCAGTTGTCACCGCCCTCAAACGAGTGGTGAATCACGCCTTTGAACTGGATGCTTTCGATTTCATGGTCAGAAGTGAGGTGTATTGCGAACTTGTCGCGGATTAAATCCCGCACTTCCTTCTCAATATCCTTGAACCGGAGCGAAACGTGCGAGTATTTCCCGCGAGTCATCCGCTTGATAACCCCTGAACCTGCTCCCTTGCCGCTCCAACCCACCACCTGAACAATCATTTCACTCTCCATTTCCCGCTAAACATCATGCGGTCTTCCAACTTAATCGCGTGTCTCAACCGCTTGTAGTTCATGCGGAATCTATGAATCAATCTGTGCATTACGGCTTCCAACTAACACCGTTCGTTGTGTTTCCAATCCAAATCTGATTAGTGAACCCGCCCTCCTCATAGAAACCAACTGAACCAACTATAGAGTTGTTTACAAATATTGAAAACTTCTCAAGAAGAGTGATGTCACCGGATGTAGACGAGTAGAAAGACCCCACCGCGTTACTTGAAATATTATCAACGAACATATTGCAGAGTGCAGTGGAATCGACAGCTATATTTTCATTAGTTGATGAACCGCTATTCTTATAAAAGATTGAATCATAGCAATTGCTGAAAACATTATCCTTCACAAAGCAAAATGCGCTTTGATTGATTGTCCTGAACTCTGGTTCTCCCTTGGTAGTTATAATCTGTTGAAGGGATACCCCTCTGGATAACTCAATGAACGTATTACCAACAATATCAACCTGATAACCAGACCCGTATATCTGCACACCAGCAGATGCCGAATAGTTTTCTGGTGGTAATGCCTCTGGTCTTCCATCAAATTTATTAGAATAGAACACCTGATTATTATTCACCGTTCCATAAGAGATTGAACTACTTGTATCAGGAGTTACGCGCCAAGAGTCTGTTAGCGTCATAACAATACCAGTACCATTAGAAATAACACTATCCACAAGGAGGTGCTGACCCAGACCAGTTCCGTTGACCACATATGCAACCATAGCCTTCGCCCTATTATCCCACGCATATGAGTCGGCGGCAAAGGTGATGCTATTTGAGGATGTTGCAATCGGGATGCCAGTATAGTAAGTCTGTGGGCCTTCATATAGATATTGCTCTCCAGAGTTCTGATCCACAATATCTGCCATTACGGCAGATACAGTGTATGTTGGAGACATTTTCGCGGCCTCAGAATACGAATCTTTTTTGATATATACCGTACATGTGTTATTAATTGCATCCATTGTCTTCACATAACATGGCAGTGCATCTTCTCCATCTGGGCCAATTCCATCTGGGCCTACAGGAACCCACACCTTAACACCAGACCATTCAACAGACCCATCTCCACGACCGTGGAACTCATTAGGTATATTATCGAATGTAAACGTACAAGGTTTGGCTGGATCAAGGTCTGGAACATCTACCTCCGCACCCAGCGCACTGTAGGAGGTAATCACCCCATTCGTGAAGAAGGGGGTAGGCCGCCGTGCCAGCATGTTGATGGTTTCATTCTCTCCAATGTAAACACAATTATTTTCCCCGTCATCTACAATCCAACGCCCCTTTGCCCATCCATATCCCTCAACAGCATCAGAAACATCGTAGTTTGTTGCAGTCCACCCAGTCATATCGACACCTGTACTTCTCCTAATAGTTATCATCTGGTTGTTGTCCCATAGACCATAGAAGGTGTTATTAACAAATCTACTCTGATCGGTTGGATTAACAGCGATCCCGCCCTGTAAGTAGAAGGTGCAGTTGCTTATCAGAAAACGTTCACCATTTGATAGGCGAAGTCCGTGGGAAAAGTTTCTGGTAGAGTTGCGGTCATCAATGACCACATTCTCCATGATCAGACCCACTTCACCGCCAAACTGAAGAGGAGCATTATTTATTACCGCATCTGAAAGGAGGATGGTGAAGTCCCGAAGTTTAGTATTATCATCCGTATAGATTAGAAAATCAGATGTCCGACCTGTATCGGTTGCTGTAATAATGGTGTTGGTTCCATCTCCCACATATTGTTTATTTCTATCTAGGTACAATACGCCTTTAATCGCATAGGTTCCTGCGGGGAAGTAGCAGATTCCGCCAGAGGGGGTCGCATTCATCGCCGCCTCAATCTCGGCCTGACAATCCGACGCTCCTGTGTTATCGGCATTATACGGGTCATCTGTGACATTTACCCTGTTCGTAACCCACGCATAAGGGCTTTCGACTGTTAGCGATAGTGACTCGCTCCATCCATACTTCTTTCCGTGGCCGTTGTGGGCATAAATAGTCTTCGTCCCATTCGCCCAATTAGTGGGCACAACAAACTCGGCTTTGTAGGGGTTCGTGTTTGTCGTGCTAGTCAACCAATCGTTCTCTTCGACGCAGTACAGATGGCTATTGGTTCCATCGCCAAGTGCAAGGTTGCGACCATAGACATAGAACGTTTCGCCCGTTGATACCGTATCAAAACCGACCCACCACGCTTCAGCCTTATTGATGGCGATTGGTTCACCATAACCGTATTGGTTTTTAGGCCAAGCGAGGTACAACTCATTAGCGGGGAGCGTGGATGGTAGCGTTATAGCACCTTGTCTCCCATCTTGTAGCGTATAGTTAGTGGATACTGCAACACCCTCTCCGAAGAACGTGAAGTCGGTTGCGAGCGCGGTCGATGCAGTCATCAGAATAGCTAAAACTAATCTCATTATAAATCCTCTCCGGTCAGTGCGATGGTGTCGCCCGCGTCTGCTTGTCGTGTGAACTCGGCAACTTCAGGCGTTGATCGGTTTGGCGCAACTGGCGCAACGGTTGGTGCAAAGTCAGCGAACACAGCAGGGAAGTTCGTGGTTGGCACTGCCGTTACAACCATATCGGGCGGAGCGCTCGTTGGTTCCTCTCCGCCGTCATAGACGAGCGTTGGCGCGTTATCAGAACCGGACACTTTGAACCAAGAACTCTTTGATGGGAAAGTGGTACGACGACCCGAATCGTAATAAACTATTGTAGCAAATTCCGTGTATGTTATTTGCCAATTATTAAAGATATCGAAAGTTATCCAATAATAATTACCCTTCTTATACGTTGGTCTTCCGTTCACTGTTGAGTGGTAGGAGTAGGTTCCGTTTGCTGTCGCTTGTCCTGCGCCTTCAACGAGTATGGTTAGTGGCCCACCGTTCGCGGGATATGTCGGAGAAACAGGAACGTATTTGATATCAGACGAAGCAATCCCAGAACTTGCCACCTCAAGATTCACGCCCGCCGATGTCGTGGTGTTAGTGCTTGCGGGGAACGGATTATAAGCACCTGATATATCCACACCACCTTCTGAAATCTCCATCATTACGATAGAGGCGTGGGCTGAGAATGCGAGCATTGCGCAGGTTAGGATTCTGAACATGGCAACCTACGGTGCTACAAAGATGACGCTCGTTGAAGTGCATGAGATTGCCCAACCGTTCGTAAAGATTAGCGATGCGATTGATGATTCACCCTCGACCACCGCGATTGCGTTCTCAACCTGCGCTGTGGTGTAGCTTAGTTGCGCGGCATATGACACGACGGCTACAATGGCGACGATGATAATGCTTGGTAAGTACTTGCTCATAATATCTCCACCTTATTTCTTATTGCAATTTTATTTTCGCGGGACACTGTTCAATGTGCCTGTCAAAATCTTCCTTGGAAACGTAATCTTTAGCAATAAGCAGTAGGGCATCCTTAACAGCATTGCCAATTACCAATTTCATCGCCCAAGCATTAAAGGCAACAATTGCCATTACCGAAGTTACACCCACACCTATCGCTGACCAGTCCATCACACTACCTCGTTCTTGTTTGGAGTCGCGCCTACCCCTAAGCGCGATTATAGTTAATTAATCTCTGCTATTATTAATCGTAAAATACCTGCTGAACCATCACCTGTATATCATAGATGGTGATGTCTGACCCGCCTGGCCCGTCAACCGTTGTATCAATCCATATGCCACACCCGTTATTAACAAAGGTCTGCATTGAGAAAAGAGGTATCCCTATCGAGTATTGTATTTCGATACCGGATGCTTTGGGAGCGCCGAGGGTTCTGGCGGCAATCACCGGCCCCGCACCATCACCGATGTCGAACTCAATATCGAAGAATGTAGCTCCGACTGCCGCTTCAGCTTTGAACTGCACCCTGACATTATACGCATTGCCCAACGCAGACGAAACAATCTCGTTGGCATTTGTATCCCATAATGATGTCACACCATTTGGTAGGTAGGTGGTTACGGTTTGTGAACCCAACCCATTACATGAGATGTTTGTTCTCGTATTATTAATCACAATACCTGTTGCGGTATTTGTATGAACACTATCAAAGTAGACCGCCCAACCGAGGTGGTCAGCGCGGGTCAGAAATTGGTCAACCTCTGCCGTCGTATATGACAACTGCGCCGCGAAACATGAACCTGCAACTATCAATCCAATCAATCCTGCTATAATCTTCTTCATAATATCTCCTATGCTGTGTAAATTACATTTCCGCCCACATCAAGAATCAAGTCGCCACCAACGTCACGGAGAGCCGCGCTTGTTCCGCCAAAGTACGATTCGTTCTTTGCGTTTTCGGCGGGTGTGAACTCTCTCGTCACATCGTATTGAACCGCCTCGCTAATATTATCGCCCGACTTCTTGACCCACAGATTTAGCGAGCCATTCGTGAGATAGTGCGCTTCGTATTGCGCCTTGGTTTTCTTATCCCAAGTAGCGGCATCGGATGTGTAGAAGCATATCCCGCCGAACACGGTTTCATCCGCATCCGTCTGAATCAGCGTAACCTCCGAGCCGTTGTGGACGTAGCCGCCTTTGTTGGCGATAAGTTGCCCATACTCAGCGTCAGTCCCATTACCTCTAGTTACCGCTACAGATGTCGCGGGATACGACTTTGAGATAAAATATGCAGATAAATCATTACCAAATGAATCAAGACCATCAGCAGTATAATGCACGTTATCCACGTTCAAATCATAACCACTCGTATCAATAGCCAGCCCACCATTAGACGCTACAAAACTATCAATGGCAGAATTTACAGCAACGGTGTACGAACCCGCGCCTACCACAACATGCCCCATTGCGTAATCGACATCGCTTGGAATGATTCCATCAGCAATGAGATCGTCTGTAAATGTATTCAGATTTGCTAAGTAAGCGTCTGCATTAACCTGAACCTGAGAATCAGCCTCGCCCTGCATCCACCAGAACTGGCGAATGGTAGGAACATAACCGGATAACTCAAGAGCCGCAAGTGTGTCAGCAACTTGTAATTGAAGATTCTCATACAATCCCTTCGCTGAACCCTTCTGCCAGTCATCATATAGATTTGAACCCCCATCAGAAACCTTGATGAAGCATATTCGACGACCCGTGGCGGTGATTTCGATACCCGCCTCAAGCTCCGCTCCATAGCTTGTGTTGCTATATTTAACAAGTTGTATTAAATCTTCTGAAGCAACATTGTCTGAGATGTTGTACCCAAATAAATGAGCTTGAGCGGAGTCCCACTTGGCGGGAATTGTCTCCTGCGGATAGCCCTCACAGTTAGATTGACCCGCAAAAATAACTACGTCTATATCCACCTGAGACATACCTTTTATGGACGGAGAATACTTTACTGGCAATACGCCTGTTCCTGCATTAGAATAAACATCACCGCTTATTTTATCAAGAAATCCGCCACTTATCGGGATAACATCCAAGGCCAATCCACTTGAATTCCAAATCTTTATGTACTCCCATTGCCCTTTGGCAAAGAAAGATGAGTTGCTTGAAAACAGTTGAATGATTGGGTTAGAGTTTCCTAGTAGACCTCCGCCAGCCGCCAGAGACTGTGTTACCCCATTTATAGATATGGTTTCAGCAGTAAAATCTACGATTGATGTTACAATCTCGTCATTAGGGACTGTCCCAGTTGATTTGGAATCGCCAGCCCCAGAAAAATTAGCATGTATTGTTCTATCGGTTGCGATAAATATAGCGGCTGATCCCGGGCCAACTGTATTGGCTATTGTGCTATTACCCGTGGTATCATTAACACCGCGCCACTCCACCTTTGTTATTCCCACAGATGATAAGGTTGTATTTATAAAATCATCAACACCGTCTGTAATTAAAAGCGGGGTGCATCCGTTAAGATGAGTCCAACTAGGAAGCCCGTCAGAGGTTGCCCAGATTGCACTATTAGAAAGTACAGGTGTATTATTAGCAGAGACATCATTAGGCAAGTCGTAGCCCTCTGACATTGAATAACCCTGAATCATGCTAGGTATGTCATAAGTTCCAGAAGTATATATAGCGATAGACTCCTCTGAGCTTAATTCCTTATCAAAGAACATTACTTGAGACATATATCCTGTTATTTCAACAGAGGCATAGGAGCCGATAAACGATACTGTTGCGCCTGTGTTCACAACCTCAACTGGTAGTGTCCCAATAGACACCCCATCAATATATAGAGTCGATGACGTTCCCGTCTGGGTTATTACAAGATTATACCATGTATCTACAGACATAGTTGGAACTGTAAATATGGCGGGGGAACCGTTTGCGTTTGGAAACCAATCAATCCTTGTTGAACTAACAACCCTTAGCAGGGTAATACCGTAGGCTATTAGATGACTTGAAACCCCAAGACTATCCAATCGGAACCACATAGATGCCGAAAACTCAGATGTCGCACTTAGAGAGCCCAGAGCCGTTGACTCTGCGCCAGCATAACGCAAGCAGTTCACATCCCGCACTTCCGGTTGCGGATTCACCACGTCAACCTTGTCCAGAATCGTGATGCCGTCAGAGTCTACGCCCTTCAGCCATTGCAGGATGTCATTTCGGGCGGCAGGTGCTTTCACGCCGCCACCAAGCAACATGAGCAGGTGAGTGTAATTCATAGAAGCCATGTTGACCCCCTATTAATATGCGCCGTAGGATGCAGTCGTGGTAGCCGCCGCGCACGTAACAATCAGCTTCTTAATCGGTTGCCCCAAGAATGTGAAGTCTTCTCCGGCAGGGATCGGAACCGCGTTCGCCTGAACCTGAGAATCCTCGTTCACAGAAGCGAATATAGTCACCGCGCCCGTGTTCCAAACCTTGACGTACATCGCGGATTTGAAACCATCAGTCTGCCCGACTGCGGGAACAATCAGTGTTACGTTATTTAGTGCAGTGGTGACGGTCAGTTCGCCGCCCTTTCCATTCGTTACATCGTTCATAGATTTACTCCGTTTATTTATTAAGGTAAGCGAACTCACCATATTCTAATTTAGCTTGCTCGTTATAAATATTATGAGCATCTTCTGCCGTGTCAAATCTACCAAGATAATTACGGCAGTGTCGTGCCACAAACTTGCCATCCCTAGTTAAGTGTACACCCTTGAATCCACTATTATTATTTATGCGCTTACCAGAGTTTGCTATGTTTTGCTTATTTGTGGCTTCTCTTAAATTAGAGATAGTATTGTTTAGTCCATTCCCATCTATATGATCTATAATTATATCAGTAGGCAACACAACTCTATGGAAAAACACAACCTTATCATTAATCTTACATTTTGCGTATAGCGTTTTCCTTCCCCCAGCGGCAAAAACTCTGCCGCCAAGTAAAGAACGATACCAATTCCATGTTGACTTATTTACTAGCATTATTGCGTCGGGGTATTTAGGTGTCGATATGTCTATCTCAAGTACATTATCAAACTCAGAAATAACGTTGTTTATATGTTTTTTATTCCCCATTTTATAACTCCTTTCCTTCATCTAATCTTACAAATATGTAACCTACCCGCACTGTTATACATTGTCAAGCTATTTCTTGAATTATTTGTCGTAAACCCCGATTGATAGTCCCAATCCCTCGCCAATTGCTAGTGCCGCTGTTGTTGGAATTGTCTCACCTTCCTTGTATGCTTCAGCCGCAGATTGAATAATGAGCGGGATGAAATTCTCCACAACACTTCTAACCTCTTCTGGCAGAACAGTATCGCCCAATTCTATCGGTTGAACCTCGCGACCAACAATATCCTTACCAGTGATTAGCTCTATAGCAAGCAAAGCAGGAGGTGCTAATTTGTACTTCAGGAAACTACCGATGTCACTAAGCGGGTCAATATCAGTCTCTCCGGTCGTCGTCTTCTCGTAGATACCCTTGATTGTTTTCGCAAGAATCCGCATTGGTTGCTGAACACCACCCCAAATATCAATTCGCTTATTTCCTTGAATGATAATCTTGCCAAAATCGGAGTCGTCTGGGTCTAATCCAACCTCAGCACCTGCCGCCACCGCCATTCCCATAATCGCCATGCCAGTTCCGAGAAGCGCACCCCATTGTCTCGCCATCTCTCCGCGTAATTCAGGCTGTTGAACCGCGTTTTTGACCGCCATATACGGGGCTTGAACGCGAGATAATGCGAATCGCGGTGCAAAAAATACTAGCGAGAGTTCTTCAGCCGCCCCGCTAAGATTACCAAGATCACCGCGACCCGTTGCAATATTTACATACTTTGCGTAAGCCTTCTTTGCTTCATCAGATGCGTCAGGATGCTTTGTAAGGAAGTCGGACATCAATCCGGTGCGCAACATATTTAGTCCCGTAACCATATTACGCTCTGATGCCATTACAACCTTACCAAATCCCGGTATCTTCTCGGCAAGGTTCGATGCAAAGAACTCCTCACGCTTTGAGATTGCGGAGTCAATGTTCGATAGATGCAGTCCATACTTGTCGAACTCAGCTTTTTGCGGGTGATTCTTAATGTCCAAGTCAGCCGCATCAGCTTTATTCTGCGAGAAGGTTGCTTGAAACGCCTTCCCCCATGCCTTCCCCGCAATGACCGGATGTCCTAGTGACGGGAGCAATCCTTGACGAAGACCGTATGACATATCCATTGTGGCGAGCATTGAGCGGGGAAGTGTTATAACTTCTTTTGCCAAATCACGCATTGTTCTTGGGCGCAACTCATGGATATTATTCCGCGCCTCGCGCTGTAATTGGTGCAGTTTAATCCGCGCATCAGCCAATTCTTTACTCTTAACGGTTGCCTTTTCCTTGCTCGTAATCTTGTAGTTGCCCGTCCGAATCTGCTCCTCAAGGTCAGCGATTTTGTCCAACGTATCTCTCGTACTAATCACCTCGGACAAGTCTTTTTTGAACTCAGCAACCCTAGCACCGCGTTGTTTCACAGGAATCGGGAGGTTTCTGTACCCCTTGTCAATCTGATCCTTGACTTTCGTGATAGACTTCTGTAAATCAACGATTACCTGCGCGTCAACCTTTCCGCCACCAATCATTCCCTTGGTTCTCAGTGCAATTTCCTCTTTCAAGAATTTGATTTGCGCTGATAAATCGTCTAATGCGGGTGATTTCGAGTTCTGAATCTTTGGTTTCGTGTAATCTCCGGTGCGAATCTGCTGTTCCAAGTCAGCGATTGTGTCTAGTCCCTTCACGCGAGCGAGTAGCTTCTTAATCTCAAGGTTAGCGGACTTAATTAACTCCGATTCCTTGCGCTTGCTCGGCTTCACATCGCGGTACAATCCGTCAATCTGCCGTTTCAACTCACCGATTCGCTTCATCTTCTCGGCATAAACCGTTTCGTCAGTCTCGGTCACGCGGTATGCGGACTCAAGCAGACCAAGTTTGCGTTTCAATTCGGTAACCTCACCTGATGTTGGTTCGGTCTTACGCTTCGGGTCGAACACGCGATTGAATGCGTCCTCAAGCTGACCGGACAACTTCGCTTGCTTGATGATTTCAGCCTTGCGCTTCATCGTGTCCGTCTTGGCTCGCTTCTCAAACTTCTGTACGCGCCCACCAATCGAATCCCAGATGTTCTTGTCGCTCAGGTCAGGGAGATCGCTCTTAACTAGCGCAGTGACCTCTTTAAGCGTCTGTGCGCCATCCTCAATGTAGTTCGCCGCCAATTTGGATATAAGACGCGCTGACTCAATCGTAACGCCTGTGATGTCGTTTACGCGGTATCCGAGAGCTTGCAACTCATCCTTGATTGCTTGGCGGTCTGTCTTAATATCTTCTTTCTTGCGAGTCTTCCGAGTCTTGCGAGCCTTTTCAATCGCGGCATCAGCGAAGTCACGCGCTTGAAGGTCTGTGATTTCTTTCTCAAGTTCCGCAATCTTTTTAGTTTGCGCCTCAATCTCGTTGCCCAAGTTCGTTAAATTCTGCTGTTCTTCGGCAGTCAACTTCTTACCCTTTGATGCTTTTGCTCTACGAATCAAACTCGTCAACTCGTAACTATCCAGTGCAATTCTCAGCTTGCGAATCTGTAGCGCACGACCCGCTTCGGTTTTCGAGAGGTCAGCCGCGTAGGTCAGATTGTCCATCGCCTTATCGAGTCCGTCGAGTTTGGCTTGGTTCGCCGATGTATCTTGCCCTGCATCAACTTGCGCGTTTATTTCATTGAGAAGTTTCTTCATCTCGTTGCTGATTTGACCCGCACGAACAACCATTCCCGCGTGTTCTTCCGGTGTCACAACTCTTGGCTTTTTAAGCACTTCAGCCGCAACCGTTTCTGCGTTTCTGTCTGCACCCGATTTCTTTGCGTTCTCAAGCGTGTCGATATTCTTCTGCGCTTCTTGAGGATTCAGACCCTCGAAATCCATGTCATCACGGATTGTTGCGATGTCATCACCGACTAGCGACATGGTTTTCTTTGGCGGAACAACCTTCTCAGCAACAGGTTTCGCTTTCTTCGGAGCCACCTTCTCCGCCCCGTCCTTCTGCGCGGGCTGGGCGGGTTGCTTGGCAGGGGTGGTAACTTTTCTTGCAACAACATTCCCACCGTTGTCTACCCAGACAGGATCAGCAAATCTTGCTTGATTTTCATTAAATATAACATAATTGAGAATACCATCATTAAGTTCAATCTCTATTCCATCATGGCCTATTTCAGTAATGTAAGTTTTCCATTCCACATAATCGGCTGTCTCAAGATCACCAATATCTTTTCCGGCATACTCTGACACAACCTCAGCAATAGCCCTAGATGGGTCTGATGAATCATACTGTAGTTTTATTGGATTCTCAACTTTTGCATTAATAGCTAATACAGAACCTAATCCACCACTAGGCCCCGCATATCTTTCGGCTTGTTCGTAATCTGTAGTTAAAAAAGCTCCCAGAATAGTATCTTTAGCATCAGTCTCGTTTCCCGCTCTTGAAAAATCAAATTCAGTCATACCTCTATTACCACCATGATAGAGGTCTTTATTGTATCCTAGCTTTCTAAGACTTTCCCTAACATCTTCTTCCGCAGTATTATACTTGTCTAAATTTTTATCAATCCAGACGTTATCGAAATATTTCCATTTTTCATATTTTCCTTTAACATCTGATAGTTCTGATTTTAGATTTTCAGAAAGATTCTCTATATTAACATTACCCCCTACTTCACCGTTCGCGCCTTCACCTGACTCTTGTACGCCATCGGCTTCTGCCGGGACACCCCTAGTATCTTCGACGGTTGCTTGCTCGCCTTCTTGCTCTGTTTCAATCTCATCTGCCCGCTGTGTGGTGTCTGCATCTTGTGCCTCCTGTTTCTCTTTAATCCGCTGACGAATCTCATGCGCGGTCAGTGCATCAACCTCGCCAAGAATCCCCTCTAACTTCTCTAAATCCGCTTCTGATAGTTTTTCTTGTTGCAAAATCTCATTCGCGGTCGCCTCCTCCATTGCCATGCCAATCGAATCGCCACCTGTCTTATTCCGGTCAAGAACTTCCTTGATGTCCTTGTCAATCTCGTTATGCTCATCATCGGTCTTTGCTTCTTGCGATCTGGCAATCAACGCATCCGCTTCCTGCTCTGTCGCTCCCGATGCCATCAACCCTTTCTTAACCCGGTCTGTTCGTTTCGCATTGACCATCATGCCAGAAATCGACGTTCCCCCATCGAAAAATGCGCCAAGAATCATCGCCTCCGCAATACCATTACCAAGACTCGCATCCATCCCCACCATTTGGTCAAGTGCGTTCTCGCCAAGTTGCGCAGTTCCCTCAGACACCGAGCCGACGAGCATATCCTTGCCAAAATCAGCAACTCGTTTTGCCGCACCCTTCTTAATTTTTCCCGCTAAAACCTTGTCTATCACGCGACCTGTACCCATCGCCTCGGAAAGAACTTCAACGGCTCCTGTCGCAGTCGCGTTGGTTAATCGTTGCTTTTCTGACAACCCCTCGTCTGCCAAAGCGCCATACTTCGTTCCTGCCGCGCTTGTTCCCATAAACCCAAGACTTCCGCCCTTGCTAATGAACGCCATTGCAATCTGCATTGTAAGGCGTGGAACCTCAAACATTGCCATCTCAACGATTTTCTCCACAGCATCACCCGCTCTGCCCTCTTTGATAAGTTGGACTATCGGTTCTTTTTGCTCAGTGACGCGCTCTCGAATCCTCTCAGACTTCTTGATCCGGTCGACCGCGAACTTCTCAATAATGTCTCCGGTCTTGCCGAATCCAATTGGCTCGCCCTTCTCCGTCAACTGAACACGACCGTCTTGCATTAAACCATCGGGTGAGATTTGCTGTGGCCCTGACATTTGTAGCGACTTCATTGCCATCTCAGGTAGCAACGCCAATCCGCCAATCAAGTCAAGGGATGTCATCTCCGTGGATGCCGCGAACTTTGTCCCCCAAGGAACGTTACCCTCAATCGGTGGCTCATCGCCCTGAATCCACTCCTGATATTTGCTTAGTGGAGCAGTTGGCTCTTGCTCTACTTGCTCCTGACTCTGAATAATCCCACCGAACTCATCAGTCTGTTGCGATTGCACAATGCCACCGAACTCATCGGTTTGCGCTTCTTGCGGTTGGACAAAAGTATCTACAGCCCCCGCTAAATCATCAGTAGGACTTTCTTGGATTACACCGCCAAATTCATCAAGTGCCATGTTATTCCTTATGGTTTTGTTGCAATCTGACCGCTGTTATTCTTGTATTGTGCGCCGGATGGCAGTGCATCAAATTGTTCCTGAGTCGTTACTATTGGAGCGGAGTCAACTTCGGGCGCAGTATATCCCGCCATTATCTCTTCGTTAAGTTTATTTTTCTGCTTAGTCAACTCAACCTTTTCCTTGCTACTAAGACCTCCGGTCTTTTTTCTCGCATCAATTGCCTTTATCTTCCTCTCACGCTCTGAATAGTATTTACTTTCCTCGGCAGTTTGCGCTGAAGCAATCCGACTTGCGATAAGTGACTTACGGCTCTCTTCCTTCTGTTGTGCTGTCTTCGCCTCAAACTCCTTCTCGCTCTTCGCCTGAACCTCTTCTTGAATCTTGTCCATCCGCGTCTGCATCCGATTCGGCACACGCGCCCCAGACGTAACCAACTTCTGATAGCGGTCGTACTCGCGCTTCTGAGATGCGGTCATCCGGTCGTAGTTCGTGGTATCAGATTCGGGGTCGGCTCCGGTGTCATCCGCAAACCGCTTGTGTTCGATGAATACCGCCGCGTCATTCTTCGGAGTTCCGTCCTCGTTATAACGAGCCTTGTTCCGTGTCCGCTCCATCCGACGTTGCTCGTTCTTCGATTGCGAGCGCTCTTTCATGCGGGACTTGTTCAGATTATTGAGTTTTTTGAATTGCTGATAATCCGTCATTCCTGCGCGTTGTTCGGGCGTTCCAACAGCATCAAGGATTTGGTCTTTGGTCATCCCTTGCTCGGTTAGACCTTTAACAATCTTCCGCAACTCACTTGTCGCGCCCTGCTCCTTCATCATCTGACCGCGAACAATCTCCTTCGCCTCGCGCAATCCCGCCGCGCCACCACCGAGTTGCCTCGCCAGTCCTGCCACATCAAACTCAGTCCGCCCTGTCTTCTTGTTGCGTCCGGGTGTGAACGCATCTAATCCCTTGTCAGCGGTATTCCCCGCCTGAACATCAAGTATTGATTTCTGTTGCGCTCCCACTTCCGGTTGCGTCATCGGTCGCAAGCCACCCACCTCGGACGCAGTTCCTCCGCCATCAGGGAATTGAGTCGCCCCTTGTGGCACACCCATCGTTCCTTGCACACCGGACATCTCGCCAAGGATGTTCAGCGCCTCTTGACTTTGAGGTGCGGTCTGTGGTGTCGGGTTGAAGATATTCGGCGCGGGACTCGCTTGCTGACGAGCATCTGACGCGGCTCTCTGCTCTAATGACATATTGGGCGATAGCGGAGCCGCCTCACCAGAAATGATTCTAGCAAGTGCCTCTGAGCCTCGTAATTGATTTAGCGAGCGATCAGGCACAAATGCAGGTTGAACGGGCGGTGCTTGATTCGTAGGGCCGATTGGTGCGCCCTGAAACTGTTGCGGTACGCGCATATCGCCTTGAGGCATTGCCTGATTGAATGGAGCGTTCGCGCTCGGAGTAAGCGATGGGTTCTGAAGACCGCTTTGAAATGGCATACCCATTTGGGTGAGAGCATCAAGAGCGCGTTGCTGATTGTTGTTCGGAACTAGCGTTGTGCTTGGTTCAGCCTCGGTAAAGTTCCGTCCGCTTCTCTGAAAGTCCTCAAAATTCGTGATAGCCATAATTTTCTCCTGTCCAAATAAGCTACATATTTGTAGTGTTCATGTCAAGTTGTTTCTTTAAAAATCTAGGGGTATGCAATGCGATGCGCCTCGACCTGAGCCTCTAAAGATGCGACCCTTGAACTTAGGTCTGAAATTTCATTTCTAAGATCATCTACCTTCGCGCCCTCAGTTTCATTTGGCATTCTATCTTGTTCCATTTTATATCTCCGTTGCTCTAATCGTGTAGTCGTATAATCCGAATCGATTTATATTAGCAGAAAAGGTGTTCTGTAGACCTAATTTCTGTTTATGAAGAATGTTTAAATCAAGTTGGAATTGCTCATACGTTGCGTTCTTCCCGACAATCACAGCGTTTTGGTCACGGCTCTGACCCGCAAAAACAATTGAATCTACAAGTGCTGGTATTCTTTGAGGATTTGACGTTACTGTTGTGATTGTTGTTTGAAATTTACCATTGCCAAGGGATGAATTTGATATTGTTCTGTTTTGCCCTTCTATCGGATCAGGAACAGTTCCCCCTTCGGATACAAAACTTAACTCATTTGAGTTCGTTGAAACAGTTGTTGACTCTGATGTAGCAGGTGGATTGCGACCAATTTGGACAACTAAATCCTCTCGGTAATCAGCGGTAGAAGCAGTCTTGTTTGTATCATACCATTCGGAAGAGTTTATACCGATATAAGGATGATTCGCCTCTTTTGTTCCCCCACTTTCTATAAACCAAACATCTGGAGTTGTGGTTGTGTCGTATTTAATCCGCCATGTGTTATCCGTCACACCAGTCCAAATAGCATCCGTCTCGCCAATAGTTCCAAATGTATGCTCATATTCCTGAGCGGCGGCGGCGTTGTTCATATTACTACCGCTGACAAAAATACTTGTTGATGGTGATGATGATTGCGTTTCATTCTCTGCCCATTGTTTTGCGCTACCTCCACCGCCAAAATCAACCGAGATATCCTTCGACACAACCACATCGAAAGTCCCATCGCCATTATCGTTCGACGTTTTGCTGTAAGTCGTTCCGTCGGGGATGCTTCCGGCGGCAGGCAGTTCAATCGAATCAGGGTCAACAATCTTCCAATAGTACGATTTCTCCGCGAGCGTTCCCGCAGATGTCCGCTTCGTCACATCATTGAGGAGCGACGAATCAATCTTGAACCGTTGGCGAATCGTCTTCTTGTCTTCGTTGTACGTGATGTCAACGCAATACCAAGTGCCTTCATACGTCTTGAATCCGAACGACGGGTTGACCACACTCAAACGGTTCGCTTCCAAGTATTCAACGCAATCCTCTCGCGCTGTGCTACTTACACCATTGTAGTCGAGAATCAACTCCTGCGACCCAAGGAAGTTCAGGCGCACCCGGTTCATCAGCTTCGCTTTATCGAGGCTTAGAATGTTGTCGTAGTTGAAGTCAGTGGATATTGCCATTACTCACTCGCTAGGGTTGTGGTTGGGGTCATAACGAACTTGACGGTGAACGTGTATTCAATTTCATTGTCCGCTTCGTCATACACATTGTTCGTGAAGATGTCGAATTTCGTCGGGATGTCACCACCCGTCAACGTGTCCTTGTGCGTCACTGTTTCGTTCAGAAGCGAAAGTAGGAGTTCGCGGATGTCAGTCTCGCCATCATCAACACCGTCGAGCGATGCCCATGTGACCTTGAGATTCGTTGCGTCAGAGGAGTATCCGCTCCACCAAGTCGCAGGGGTATAAACAACAGCCATAATTTCTCCTTAAATGCCAAGCGGGTTAGAATAGGTCGTGGTGTTTTGGAATGTGTTCCGAGCGTTCTGAATCCCTCGCCCGTACCACTTCCGTTCGCGCTCCGGTTCAGCCTCAATCGCCCACTCGCCACCGTCCTGCAAGTGATAGTCGAGTCCCATGTCGAATGGCGAAACGTAGAGTTGGTCAAGACCGGACGACGGTTCGATGTAAACTGTTTCCCAAACTTTAGTAGCGTCAACAGTTGCCGTGTACGCGCCAACCTCGTCCGTGAGCGTAACACCCGTCCCTTCGTTAATCAGGAAGTCATAGACAACCGTTGCAGACGATAGAAAGCGCATCCGATTCAGCGTGTATCCGGTCGTTGCGCTAACCACATGCGCGGTAACTGTGCCAATCGCAATCGTAGTATCCGCATCGCCAGTCGTGTACGTCAATCCGTATTCGTCGCCATTAATCAGAACCTTGTTCCCGTCGCTATACGATTCAACCCGAAGCGTGAACGTGTCGAGGTCGGGGAGCGTTAGAGTTCCAACAACCAAACCAGTATGGGTAACGGTAAGAACTCCGCTTGCGATGGAGATAACGACATTCGTACCGTCAGTGATTGTATCAGTGAAGCCATTCGTGTCAGATAGTCTCTCAAAGTCATACTCCGCGCTCCAAAATTCTCGATCACTAATTGCGTTGAGACTCTCCGATGTCGGGGAAGTGTCGAACGTGATGGTTGAGAAACTCGCCAACCGCTTATCAATCACATCGTCGAACGAGTTAATCGGCGCAAGCGTGTTCGCCTGAAATACGAGGTTGTTCATCTCCCCGTAAGTCAGGTTCACCGCCTCAACGAATGACTCTTGGAAGCGCGTGGAATCGTTCACGCCGAACTTCCGACGCTTCTTGTTGTACGTGTCATATAGATTTATGTTTGCCATTAGATTGCAACCTCCACTAAATTGTAGTTTTGTAATCCGCCATTTCGCAGGTCAAGTGCATCCATCGCTGTTTTAATTGCAGTCTTGACTGTCGGGTTATTATATCCACGATCAGAGCGATTCGCGATTGAAACCGAGTTGTCGCCACTGCCAGATTGGTCAGTCCAATCCCAAGCATAATGAGTTTTAGACAACGCAGAAAACATATAGTAAAGCGTTGTATCATTATAGAAGAATGTGGGTGATGAAGAATCTCCGATACGCGCCCAATCTTCTGATGGATTATTCCACCGACTCCACTCGAACTCTGGCTGAGATTCAATCGGGTATCGGAGTCCAACCGAACACATCTGAGATTCTGTCTCGATAGAAAAGATCCCCTCTTTACTTGGTCCTACAGCTGTGACATCACGCGAGTCATAAGCGTTTGAATCTGTGTCAGTCATAAAAGTAGCGTAATCCACATCAAGTGTAAGTGGTTCGTCGAAAAGAACTACGGTTATGTCGGTAGTATCAAGTCCTGTTAGATTCTCATAATCAAGTCCCTGCAATTCCTGTGCTGTGTTATTCATATCCATAAACCAGAACTTCTTATCCTGCCATGTAGATGGAAAGTCATCGCGCACATGCTCTGCAATAATTCCATGGCGAGGAGATAGCGCAATGATATGTCCTGCATACCCATAGAACTCAGACTGAACAGTGAAACAAGTCATTGGCTTTTTATAATACCAACAGTTCGGATTGCGTTCCATGTTTGCTATTGGGATGGCAGACCAATTAGGGAATGAAGCGTCACCAGCATCGAGGAGAATCGGATTACCAGTGTCTTTGTATTGCATGTATGCGCGATCTGAATCAGTTGGCGTATCTGTCAGGTCAAGCGAGAGATCGGTAAACGGGGATGCGGTTACTGGCGGGATATAAAAGTTCTTTGTGTAGTCTGGAATATCTCTGAACCCAACAATCTCAGGAGTAAACGCCCCCCAAGTTCCATTCGGGTTAATTACATTTGTAGGCCATCCGCTAATTACACCATTTGCTCCTTCGACACTTTCTGTCAATGTAGCCGCGCCATCGGTTCCCGCATAACTAACGGCTGGAGTTCCATTATTCGAGATTACGAAATTAGTGAAGTAACCCTTTACTCCCCAATTGAATACCAACCCCTCGTTTCCCGAACCAATTTCAATCGGAGTGTCGTTATCCCCGACATCATGTGTGACATCAGCATTAACGCCATCAATTGTTATCTGATGACCTGTCGGGGTGAAACTCAGCTCAAATTTACCACTAGCTGGCATTATGAACGAGCATTGAAGAACCGTTATGAAGTTCTCCTGATAGACAAACTTTGTGCATCCATCATCTTCATCTTGCAAATAAAGGACAGTATCCCCCGCAGTCTGGAAATATCTTCCCTGAATGGATGGATAATGAACTCTATCTCTGAATGAAAACGAAATCGACCCCGTGGTAATTCCTGCTATATACGAGTCAGCCGCAGAGCAATCCACACTCATAGTTCCTTGGTTATAAAGAACATCGTATGTCTTGCACTTTAGCGTTCCCGTATCATTCCACAGGAGTCCTATCGTTGATGGATTATAGGCCATATTTTACGAAACGGTTGCTGTTGTAGAGACTATGTTCCAAATAAATCCAGTTGCCCCAATCAATGTGGCAGATTCGCCAACAGTCATAGTTATAGTTTGCGCGCCAACACCTGTAGTTACATCAACATCACAAACAAAAGATGAATCAGTGCATGTAATATACATGATTTTGCCAACATTAGACGCGCCCGGAATTGCAAGAGTCATTGCCGCTGTTGCCGCTGAACCATCTAAGATCGCCATATCATCAGTCAATGCTATTGCGCCAGCCGCAACATAGGTCGTGATTGCCCCTGCTTTGTACCCACCCGTTATATCACCTGTAATATCGCCAGTTACATCACCAACGAATCCGCCATCTGCTGTGCATACATCTAACGTGCTTACTGCGAATCCATCTACATTAATTTTATCTGCCATTGTATTTCTCCGTTATCCTGCGGATACCTTAACGGTTCCATTACTATTCCACAACTGACCAAGCGTTGACGGGTCTGCTATCGGCAACGCATCCATTACTACATAACCACCAAATTGAGAAGTTGTATCACTCCCCGTACTGAAAGTATTTGTGCCTGAATCAAACGCAAACTGCTCTGTTCCCGTTCCATTAGTTAGGTTCCCATCGAATGTGTTCGCTGTCAACGTACCCTCCGAGTCAGCCCAAACGCCTGTATTCTGATCCCAAGTTCTTTGAGCCATGATGTTCTCCGATTAAGTAAGTACCACACCGTTATTACCAGTAATATACCAGACTGAATCCTGACTAATCATCGTCATTCCATCGCCAACTGTGAATGTCGCCGTTGCCGTTGCACCACCAAAGTCAGCATCAATGTCAACTGTGTTATCAGAGTTAATGCAAATAACCGTCATCTGATGTCCGTCTGCTCCTGCCGCCAATGTCATCGAACCGCTAGTCGTTCCGTCCAAAGAGACAAACGAATCGGTCGGATCAATCGCTCCGGTCAGCGCATACTCGCTAACGGTCTGCGTAATCCCTGACGTAATAGTTGTGGTTCCTGTAACAGTGAGGTTGCCCGTCACCGTCATATTGTCTTGGGTATCAACCGATACGCCGTCTAAATTCCATTTGTCCATAAGGATACTCCATTTAAAATAAAAATGCGGAGGGCGGTTGCAGTCCCAACCCTCCTATTGTCACCAGTCTAACTAGACAACCTGTTGTCCACGATATTTACCCGGACGAAGCAGACCAGTACCGAGAGCCATACGCAGACGGCTCCACAGTTTATCAGGATTCTGCCCATCTTGGAACACCATGACGCTTGGAGCGACGCGGATGTGGAACTGAAGATCGTTTTCGCAATCACCACAGTACGCGACGGTATTAGCATTCAGCCAATCCCAAACTTCGTAGTTCACATCGCTAACGATGTTGGTGTTGTTCAGCGAAGTATCAACCTTCAGGTTAGTACCAACGATTTCCTTGATGGTATCTTCCTGATCGGGAGAAACGATAATCTTCTCCATCACCTGTGGGTCGAGATCGCCAGAACCATCGAGGTACTTGCGGAAGTTAACGCGAGCGTTAGCAACTACATCAGCGGTCAACGCGCCAGTTTCGAGGTTGCTCCAAGTGCCTGCGGTACGCTTCGGTTGCGGGCGAGCCGCAGAGAAGAATGCAAGACCGTCTTCAGCCAGAAGCGAGAGATTGGCAGTACCAAACCCACGGTTAAAGGCATCAGCAAGGATACGCTCGATTGTCTTACGACCAGAGTGGACGAGACTGCGAGAGTGGTCGCCAATCACGCCGTAGCGGTCGGTTTCCAACAGTTCGCGAGTGATCATCATGCTCTGACGCATGGTGTAGTTAGAAATGACCTGATCGAAACCAAGAGACTTCTTATCAACCGGAAGGTTATCGCCATCGCTGTTAAGCTGTGCGAGTCCGATGTTGTTCAAGGCTTGGAACGAATAGTTGTTCTTATCAACGTTCTTAGTCTTGAAGTATTTTTCGCCCTGAATTGGCGTAGCCGCGTCCATCTTGCGAGCTTCGTCAATTCCTGCCGCTGTCAATACACCAAACTCATCAACGAGTTCTCCGCCTGATCCTGCGGCTACCGTAGTTTTGGTGACTTTATCAAAGTTAAATGCGCTCATAATATAATCTCCTTACGCTACTGAACCGTCAAGAACGGATTGAATTGGACGAACATATACATATCCGTTTACGGTGGTAGATGCGGTATCATAAGTACCAGTTGCATCATCCCAAGGCTGACCTGTTGCGGGCTTATCCGTAACCATAACCACACCATTTGTGGTAGTATCGGTAACACCATTAAGACCTGCGGAAACTTCTAACGTATAAACGTCTCCAATTGCCAGATCACCCGGTGTTTTCGTATCAATTGCCTCGATAGCAATAACGGTATCAGAAGCAAATAACAGTACAGGTACATTATCCCCGTCCGTAGTTCCTGCTGAGAGTGCCATGCCGTGTACGGCTCCTGCGCTTGCGGCTTCCGCAAGTTTGATTGATCCATCTTCGGCAACGCGAATGAGATCACCTTCGTTATAAACCTCTCCGTCTACATAAGTAAAGCGCTGTTCTATCGCTCCACCATAACGTACGACTTGAGGGCCTTTAGTACATCCTGTAACAGCCATAATTGACTCCTATTTAATAATTATCCATCTGCCATTTTCGGAGACTTTACTTGTGCGTCAAAGTTGCCTACAATACCAGTGCCACCATCAATCCGTTGCATGGCTTCGTATGCCGCCTCATTCGTCACTTTCTGCATCTCCACGAAACTATCTTTCATTGTTCGACAAACGATATCGTTTTTCAAACTGTAGTCAGTTTTTTCGAGTCCCTTCGCTGTTAGTTCACGCTGAGTAATTGTTCCGCTTTGGAAGATATACTTGCATTCAGGGTCTTCACGCTCAAGGCGCTCGATTAATGCTGATCTATCATCCCGTCCGATACCTGCCACATTCATCCGTGGGGGTGCTTTTCTTTTCGGTGATGGTGTCGCAACAACCTCTTTAGCAACTACTTCCGCAACTTCTTCTGTCAACGCTTCAACCTCCAACTTAGGTTCCGATGCTACAATCTCGGCTTGCTTCTTCGCAATCGCCGTTTCCAAACTGCCCTCTTTCTTGAACATATGGACTGATTTCACACCTAACTCTTTTGCAACTGCTTCCAGTGCAACCCGCTCGTCTGTCTTTTCTTCTTTTTGGCTAGTCATAATTATCCTCTATACAGCAAATCCCATTGCCCGTTTAATTTCGTCCGTCATTTCCTCGCCCTTTGGTTTTGGTTGTGCGGTCACCCGCTTACCACCAATCCCTCCGCGCCCCGGAACCTTCGCCGATTTGAGTGCCTTCGCAACCTTCAGAGCCGTAGCTTCATCTAGGTCAGCAAATTCAGGAGTCGCCCTTAACTGCGCGATTTCCTTCCGGTACTCCAACTTCTCTGGGTCTGTATCGCTCTTGAGTGAGTTGAAATTCTGCTCAATCTGTCCCAACTTCTGGCTAAGAAAATTCGCCAAGTTGTTCTGTAACTGAGATTGCTTCCAATCCATATACCCAATCGCCTGAGTAGGGTCATCTTCGACTCTATCCCGCCATTCTTGCTCTTCTTTAGCAAGATTATCAGCCTCAACATTAGGCTGTCCGATTCCGTCCACTTTGGCTTCGAGCGCCTCGAACTGACTTTGCAGGTTATTGTTCTCATCCTGCGTCCGATGCTGTGCCTGCTTTGCCTTCTTCAAACTCTTATTACGTTTGGCGATCTTATCTTTCTGTGCAAGTGCCAACGCTTTTAGTTCTTCGATGGTTTCAGGTAACTCTCCGCTTTCGTCTTCGTCTTCGTCGTTGTCATCATCATTCGCGCCCTCATTGACGAGTAGTGATAATGCTGTAATTTCTTCTTCTCCGAGTTCTTCCAATGCTTCTGGCATCAAAGGCTCCTATTTACTGGTTATCTGATGAAAGAGACACTCATTTGTCTCTAGTCATTTGTTACAAATTTGTCTTTCTTGCTCCCTATCTTACATATATGTATCATGGTGTCAAGATAAATCTTCAACTTTCTACATTTTGCGAGCTGTTTCCATGAGTTCGGCAACCTTATCATAGGCGCGAACTACCGCCGCGTTCTCTTCCGTTGGCTTTTTAATCAACGCACCAAGGGCGATTCTCCGACGCTCCGCAATCTCATCCATGAAAGCGGATGCGCAGGCATTTGTACTCCACCTGTGCATGTCGCTCCCGTCAATGCCATTCAATTTCTTAAAGGCCACCCGCTACCCCCGATGCTTCCTGCCGAGCCACTTCCCCGCCTTCTGCCGGTGCCGTAGGTTGCGCCTGCTGTTGTGCGCCCTGCTGTGACTGCTGATCAATCCGCGCTTCAATCTGCGCGATAACCTGATCGAGTACGCCTTGGACGTTCGGGTTCTGGTCTTCGCTTCCAGTCCATCTACGGCGCTCATCCTTGTAGACGCTCAGATGCTTCTTGAGATTCATGTTGTCCGCCATTTGTGGGAACTGTCCCTGTGCGAGCATCAGAACTAGGTTGGATCGAGCGTTGGCTTCTGCGTCGCCCTCGTTGTTTGCGATGACGAACTTGCTCGTACCCATCATCTTCTCAGCCAGAACCTCATTAAGACCTTGCCAGTCAACGGTTTGCGCCATCGGAGTCTGCGCAACGGTCTGCGCATAGTTAATCATGCGTTGCGCTTCAACCGCGTCATCCTTAATATCGTCAATTATATCAACGACAATATCATAGTCTCCCGCAATATCAGTTGGGCGAATCAATACCGTGTTGTCATCCTCGTCCGTAATCTGAACAACCTGCTCTGGCAAACCATACGCTTCCCAATTCACCTTATAGCGTTGCGCCACAAACGGTAACAACTGCTGAAGGATGTACTCGATGTTTACGAGGTTGGGGCGACGAGAGTTGCTTGAGATGGTTCCCGCTTCAGATGCCGATGTACGCGCCCCGAAGCTCTCGCCAATCATGTTCTTGTCGATGCTGTTCGCCGTATTACTGTCTTCCTTGAGGTAGTCAAGCAGGAACGTGTTCTGTTGCGCAAGGCTCTGAACATTCATCTGGTCGATGCTATTCATATTGTCAACGATAAAGCGAGCATCAGGCTTGAACGTCCGGTCATTCCCCTGCACCTCGCCAGAAACCTCTTTCAGCGGTGGCTTGTTGACGAGCGTTCCATTATCAATGGTCTGCCGGACAAGCGTGTTCTCTGCCGCCAGATTACCGCGAACCACTTCGTAGTTGGAAATGTGGTAGAGCAGATCGGAGTCATCCGGGTTAGCGTGAATCATCTCGATTGGAATTGAGTCGTCAGGCTCTTGGTTGCGTTCGATGCGAGCGACAACGGATTCGTGCGCTGTGTTGCCGAACATGGTGACGCGGTATCGCTTCGGGACGTTCTTCATAATATCCCAAGAGTCATCGTCCTCGCTAATCGGCACATTGACAAAGACCTCGCGCTTGAGATACTGACCTGTTTCCGTGTTGGTCGGCTTGTTCTCCATTGCGCGGTTGTCCTTCTTATCCTCCGCGTTCTCGAATCCGCTGAATCCGTCCCATTGCTGAGATGTGTTGATGTTTTCAAGAGTTTCTTCTAGGTAGAATCCCGATGCAATCCCGTCGATAATGTCAGACATTGATACCACGCTAGACACAATCACACACTCTTGGCTTTGGATGTCTCCAATCACGGAGTCCGCTTTGACGCTTTCGATTGGCAGGCATCTGAACACGGGGCGATTATTGATTACGGTTTCAATTTCCTCAGTCTCGTATCTGTCAACCTTGGTCGGGTCATCGTTCTTATAGATTGGCGTTCGGACTGTCTTGCGTCCGCGCTCATGCAACCACTCAACCATCACGGGAACATTGCCATACTTCTTAACCTGCGTCCAAAACTCGATACTCTTGAGATCAAACTTGTCTCGCTTCATTGACCACTTCGCAAGGAGGTTCAGCTTCTTCGCTCTGTCCTCCGCGTTCTTCACCTCACCCTCTAACTCGTTATCCTGCAACGCTTCATACTTGAATGGCATATCCTTGGATGTTTGAACCGCGTATCCATTTGATGCCATCTGCGTGACTTGGCGGTAGAATTGAGTCGTACCAATCTTCGCTCGCTCCCAATCATCAGGCTCATTCGCGCCATATTGCTTTTGAGTTTGAACCGATGAGTCATTCACCCAAGACCGGAATGCGGCATCCATTTGATTCCACAATCCCGAATCCTCTGATGTGTACTCTTCTCGCTGAGATGTGAACCGTGTGTCATACTCGTCTACGGTTTGCTTGATTTGTGATACAATCTCTTCGTCGCTTGCTAGGTTCTTCACATCATCGATGTAATACGCGGGTGTTACCTCAATTTCTGCTTCTTGAGGGATGAAGTCAGTTGCGTTCGCCATAGTTAATCTCCGTCAGTCACGAACTCAATCGCGCTTTCTTTTAAGCAATACTCTTTCGAGTACAAAATTCTCTGAAGATCGTCGGATGATTCCGGTGCAACGCAGAACTTCCCTATGTCTTCCTTCGTTAGATGCTCGCAGTCGTCCGCCACATCCAATATCTCCACCCAATTCGTGTTCTCTAAGAAGCCGTCCGTCATGTGAAGAACAACCTCGCCTTTTTGGTCGCATACATGGTCGTTCTGGCACTTCAAAACTTTAACGAATTTGTTGACGGGAGAGAACTGGTCATCCTTTTCTTTTGCGTAAAGGACGCTATCCTTGACAACCGCGAACTCACTCCCGCCAACATTATAATCCACCACCCCGTAATGGGGTATTAACAATCGGTCGCCCGATGTTACAAATTTGTCACTTCCTGAGCTATGAACTGCGCCCCTATAGCTCTTAACCTGAGCGCCGTCACTAATCTCAATATCATTGTGCGTCTTCTCTTGGGCATCCCTCTTAATGAACACCCAGTTTCCAACAGCTTTTAAATTGTTTCCTTCCATCGCCATCCCTTATAGTTACATTTTTGTATGATGTCAAGATAAATCTTCAAAAAACTACAAACTTGTAGCAATGAAGCACACCATCATGCCCACAACGAGCGCCAGTCCAATCGATAATACTATCATTTCTCGTATCATTAGTACCCCGTCAGCCGATTTAACGGCTTTCCTGTAAATAACTTCTCTTGCTCCCCCATCTCCAACTCATCATAGAACGAATTGTCGGACTGTCGTGGGTTTCCACGGAACTTGGGGTTCGCCTGAATCATTAATTTCATGCAATCGCAGAGGTCGTCGTCATTCTTCGTCGGACTCTCCTTTCGCAATCGCTCTGAACTCTTGGTTTTCCGCTCAACCCACACCCACCGCTTGATAGTTTTGATGAAATCGGTGCAAGTATCGAACACATACACGCGAGGTGCGCCCGGCTCACCCGTCACAAAGTGCTTTTTCTGCGGATCAAGTGCAAACCACTCCTTGAGAATCGGCACATAATGGTCTGAATCGTGTCCGCTCCCTTTCTTCAACTTCAATCCCGCCATGCCATACAGCTTTGAGAGCATAATCCCGTCGCCCGCACTGTTTGTGCTGAACGCCCGCGCATCAAATACCGTCCATTGGTACGCCTCACCGCTCTGAACCTCCTCATACTTGCTATAAATCTGCTCATTCTTTGGATTGGCATAGTTCCCGATGAGTCTGCGCCCGTTCCCTGAAAGCTCAATTACGTCTTGGCATATCTGAGTTGGCACACGACCCGTCCGAAGGTAGTCGCGGTACAGAAATAGGTCGCCTGCCGGACTCATAGCCCCCCAAAGACACGCGGCAGGGTGCTTATCTCCGTGGTCAAGTGCGCGAAACCGCGACCAGTGCGACGGAATCTCGAACGGTTCAATCACATGCTTGGTGGAATCCCACTCGTCAAGGACTAATCCGCTCGATTCGTGCCACATTCCATAGAAACGGGACATCCCTTCGCGCTCAACCTTGGTGTCTTGGAGCGTCTTCGGTTCAACAACCCACTTTTGATAGGCTTTGATCTTCGATTCTTCAGGGTAAATCCAATCCGGTACGTCCCATACGCGCCCGTGGTACGTCTTAACCTTGCGACCCTTGCTCACTGTGCCGTCTGTCAGCTTATTAATCCACGAACCTGCACCTGTATCCGGTCTGCCCTCAATCTTATGCGGGGTCATACCGAAGTCATGGCGACCACCGCTCTGAGTTGTACGCGAGCGTTCGTCAGCACCATCGAAGCGAGCTTCCTCTCCTTGCTCATCCCATCCCCAATCCTCAACCACGTTCGACTCGAACCGCGCTTGGCCCTGAGAGATAGCATAGAATCCGATTTTGGAGCCACACGCGAGCGGAAGGTTGGGGTCAACGCGCAACGTCACCTGTTTAGCGCCCTTCCCCTTGTAGTCTTTCGCATAAACACCCAACTCGCTCTTCGGCAACCAGTCCAATAGCATCGGAAGGATGGTTGATTGATGCGACCCAAGCTCATATGAGGCGAATCCACACGGCTTTGCACCAGTCCAAGGGCGGTGCTTCACGCCATACTTGCTGAAAATCTCCCACGACGGGTCGCAAGGGATGCAGTTGACTAGCTTTTTAACGAGCATCGTCTGCGTTTTGCCAAATCGGTTAGGCGCTGTGAAGATGCAGATGTCATTCTCCTCGTCATTGAGAAAATCGAGAGCGGCTTTACCGGACGGTGCAAAGAAGCGAAGAGGATTCTTGGTCTTCTCAACTTCAAGGTTCTTCATCAGCTCGGCAGTCTGCGGATGGCTCGCCAAATACGAGATTGGATAGCTGAAAATCATGCGACCCAACACCAATCGGTAGCGCGCACCATCATTAATCTTGGCGCGGAGGTCTAAATCGCTAAGATATTGCGCGTAATCCATCTCCTGCTTGCCCGCCTCTGTGATAAAGGTGAACAGAATACCGTCGAGATTGCTTAGATCGCGCTCTTCCTCAATGCTAGGTATTATCAGTTTCGACATCGTTCTTGTTTTTCCTCTTGTGTTTCATTACTGGCGCGTTTTTCTTCTCGCGCTTGAAGATGTTATCCCAATTCTCCGACCATTCCTCGTCGGATACTTGCATTACCTTCTGCCTCTCCTCTATTCCGCTACGATTCTTCACCCATCTCCCCCTCAATCTGCGCTAGTTCGTGCATGCACTCATCACAAATCTGCTCTTCATTCACTATCGTTACCGAATTATCGCACGTACTTACGTGGCAACAAATCCAACACACTAAATTATGCTCGCTCATATCTCCTCCTCACCGCAATACTTCATAATATTCTCCCCAACATACTCTATTAAATACGCCCTGAGTTCAGTGTTACCCCACAGCGTTCCCTGCTCCAAACAGAGGTGCGTCCCAAGCAACCAATCAACGTAATGCACAGCCTCATGGAAGCAAACCCCTGTATCGCCATTACTATAAACATAATTATCGGACGTATATCCACGATGCTCACACAACTCAACATCCGTATCCTTTTCATATGCCTGCTTCTCGTTACTGTTGTATATAAACAACGAGGCATTTAAGCAATCAATGGTTAGCGTTCTCATTTCGTCTCCATCATCCAACCAAACTCAAGTCCGCAGAACGGACAAAACGCGGGATGCCCAATGTCTGGCAACCCATCGTAGTACGGAACCCAAAAGACACCCTTGCAATCGGAGCATTCGCACTCCTCAATGTCTTCACTCAACTCATTATACGCATTCACGCCATCTCCTCTTCATACTGTTTGCGCAGATTCGTCCGCTCTAAAACCATGTCTTTCGGTCGCTTGCCCCGGAACTGTCGCAGAATCGGGCAACTCTCCTCGGTGCATTCAAAGTATCTCGCGTATAAACAGTGGCTCTTATCGCGCTCTGGGTCGCCTCGCTCTTCACACTCAGCTAATATCTCATCATATAGTACGTCTGTCATCGTGTCTCCTTCTCCTTCTCATCTGCCGTTTGATTCTCGACGAAACTCCCGCCCTTGTTAGGTAACAGTACCACTTGCGATTGAGGATTGCGTCAAACTCGTCGCCCGATTTGAACTTCTGACGGGTTCCCATCATGCCTCGCCACCCTTATTTCGCAAATAATACATCGCCTGCTCTTGAATCCAACCCGCCGCATCCTCTTTGTTCCGCAAAAAATAGTAATGACAATTGAAATCGGCTCTGAATGCCTTCAATGAACCCTTCACTGACGGTATCCGCACCTCGGGTCGCATCGGTTTTCTCGCTTTGATGCCCCGTTTCGTCTTCGCAAGCCACTGCTTCCACTGAGTCGCGTACAATTTCTTGCACACATCGTCAATATCGCTCTCACTCCCACTAATCACGATGCAATAAAACTCGAAACTGTCCTTCATCCGCTGAAGCTCGCGCCTAAATCGCTCCCGATTCTTAAAATCGCACGTTCCAATCAAGTCTTTGACCGTCTTGTGTTCGACGCAGAACAAATCCTCGTACCCCAATACAGAGTAATCGCCAGTTTTCAACCCGTGAACTTCGCTATTCGCAAACACCAAAGGCTTCTTCTCTCGCGTATCGACTATAATTGTGGGTAATTCACCTTTCATACGGCCCCACAGGCGTGAGTTATCATTATAAAAAGAAACATCATAAGTGCCCACCAAGCTAAAACTACTTCTCGCAAGTCTTCTCTCATAACTGTTTTTTCGCCTCCGTAACTGTTTTTTAAGTGGGTTACGCCCACAACTCGGAAGATATAGCGCGGTGCCTTCTACACCCCGACGATTGACTGTAACCCTACCGGAGAATTACAAACGCCGCTAACTGGTACGCATAATCTCTCAGGATCAGAGGCGTTTAGACTAGAATGGTTCTTCATCCTCTTCTTTTGGTGCAGGTGCGCTCGGTGAACCACCACCAATCTTCTTGATATACCAAGCCGTGTGCATATCCCCAAACCATTTGCCGTTATACTCCCGCGCTCTCGCCAAATTGAACTTCACTTCGACCTCATCTCCCGCCGAAATGCCGTCGAGCTTCGTAACATTGTCTTTCAGCAGGTCAAACCCCAGATCATTCGTGTACTGACTGCCCTCCTCCTGACACTCCACAACCAACAATCGCTTTTGAAAGCCACTGCCGAACACCTGAGTCTCACCTACAAACTTCACCTTGCCTTTGATTTCCATACTCATTTACTTCTCCTGTTGTTATTGTCCCACCATTTTACACAATTCCGCCAGTCTGTCAACACTAAGTTACGAAAAGTGAAACTAACTCGCAATATATGACAGCTCACGGTACTATTAGTACGCTAGTTCGCAATAC